TTTCGCACCTCTACCTCAATTTAATCTTTTAAGTCGAGGTCTATAATGAAGATAACTGCATCCCACCTAACACCGTTCATCGCCCTCCTGTATGCCGTATTCGTGGATAAGCTACAAGGCAAGGGTGGTAAACCCGATGATGAAACGTCGCTTGAAATCTCGTCTTTGGCCAAAGAAGTGCTGCCAGTATGGGGCGCCGATGTACCGGACTTAAAGGCATTGCTAGTTCAGATTTTGCAGGGTAAGAATAAGGAACAGGCATATCAAACGCTGGGCCAAATCATAAAGGTCTTGGTACCGCAAGGCAAAGGCGACTACAAGGTTCCACAGGTAGACCTGGAGTTGCTGAAAGCACTTGGTGCGTATTTCCGTACCGACAGTGAAACAGCCAAAGCCCGTCTTATCAAGTACGCATCACTGACCAAGAATGCTTGGATCACCCAGCAACTGACACCCAAGGTCGGGAACCAACAGGATACAAAATCCGAACTGGAAGCCTTAGTACGTAAACTTGTGGGTCGCAAAGATACGGCAATGACCGTCGAGGAAGCGAACAAGATCAAGGAAATGAAGCCCGACAGCTACAAAGAATATTTGCGGCTGCGTCGAGAGTTCAATCAGGCTTGGAAGGACGCACTCGTTGCCTTTATACGCAGGTCTGGTAAGGAACTGGTGCCGTACAAAGATGCAGTCAACTATCTGAGGGTCAACGGTATCGACCACATGATGCCTTCGGGATTTGTTGGTTTGATCGACGATTTGGGTCGCTTTTACACTAGCAAAGGTAAGCTCATCGACGGCGTGCCGAATGCTGTAAACTTCCCTGAAGTTACGATGAACCCTACCTACGGTAAACCCGAAGGTGGTGACTGGGTGTTCTTGGCTCAACGCTCGGATGGTTCACCGGGTAGTTACTTCTACACTGCTGAGTTCAAGAAGGATCAGGCTAAGGCTAAGTTTAAAAAGGTAGCCGACTTGAGCGGTGTCATGGTGAACATGCGTAAGAAGTGGTTTGCTAAGGTGAAGCAGTTCAACATTACACAACCTGATCACGTCGCTGCCGTCATCTTGGAAATTCTTTTCGAGTTCGCTGCCCGTATCGGATCGGTTGGTAATGCGGCCCATGGTTCGTCTACTTACGGTGTGGGGACCCTGTTAGTCAAACACGCGATCATTGACCCTTCAGGCAACATCACGCTGCGTTACAAGGGCAAAGACGGTATCTCGACGGTCCACAAACTGCTGAAAGGTGACCCGTTCCAGAAGTACGTCATCGAAGCCCTAGATCAACTGCTTGCCAATAAGGGTCCGAAAGACCGCATCTTCACCTACGACAAGGGTCAACGTAAAGTTCCGGTAACGGGTACCCAGGTCAATCAGGAATTCAAAAGTTGCGGTGCTCCGGCGGGCACAACGATTCACAAAATACGTACCTATACTGGTACAAAAATCTTCACAGAGGCCATGAACGAAGCCTTGGAGAAGAAAATGCCACGCAACGACAAGGAAGCGATGGACCTTTTCAATAAGCTTGCGGAAACCGTGGGCAAGAAACTCAATCATGTACGCACCATCGCAGGTGGTGGTACAAAGGTTACTGGTGCTACAGCGTTGGCCGCCTACGTGGACGTTTCAATTCAACTTTTGTATTGGTCAACGGTCGGCTACCGTGTGCCGAAATTCCTTGAGCGCTATTCGGACGATATCAATCAGGACTAACATGAAGATCGAAGCCTTATACCGACTTAAGGCCACCAACGCTGGATTCATGGCTGACTATGTAAAAGGTACAACAGAAGGTCACCATGAATTCAAAGAAGGGTGTCGCGACAGAGGCAATATTCAACTAGACGTTGAGGACCAAGGTTACGTGGTACATATATGGAGCATAGTAAGCCTGGGCAACAAAGGTCAAGGCGAAGCGTCCAATGTGTTGGATTGGTTATGCGCTTTGGCTGACAAGCACCATACCAAGCTTCAACTCTATCCCGAACGAATGAGTGGCCATCAAGGTCTACCTACTGCCGCGCTTCGCAAGTGGTACACAAAACGTGGCTTTGAGAGAAACGCCTACAACTATTACATACGTCAACCAAAGGAATCAAAAATGAAAATCGAGGCAGCTGCAAGGCTAAGAACTTTTGCAGGACGTAGTACAGGAGAGGGTGCAGGTATGCTTCCCTACGCTATGGACACTGGCCGCTTTCTGCTATGCCTGCGATCAGACGACGGTGATGACGGCAACACGTGGTGCGGTTTAGGTGGTGGTCGTGACAACAACGAGCCCCTTGACGAGACTGTTCGCCGAGAAGCCTGGGAAGAAGCAAAGTTTCCGCGTGAAGCAAAATGTGACCTACATTTCATAGGTGTCAAGGAACACGACGACGGATTCAGGTTCACGAACTACCTTGGCCTGGTTCCCAAGGAATTCACGCCCAAATTGAACGATGAACACACTGATTACAAATGGGTTCGTTGGGAGGATTTCCCTGAGAATATGCACCCGGCAATGATGGATGTGGTCAATTCCAAACTCGCACGTTTGGTTATGCGTCGCAACTGCGATGTACCCTTTTAATTAATCTAGGAGTCAAAATGAAAATCGAAGCAGCGGCTCGTTTGAAAGCAGCAAAAGCAAATTACGCAACCATTGCACAGGTAACTAGATTTTTGAAAACGATTGGCTTTAAAACCATAAAGAGTGGTAGTGGTTCTTATATATCAACACAGTTGCCCTGGCAGACGAAGATCAAACCACTTAAAGAAGAATGGAATACTACGAAAGGTAATGGTTCTGACGGTAACCCTTGCATGATCTTTACGAATAGCGCTGGCGCAAAGTTTGAAATAACTTTACCAAGTACACGTAACCAGTGCTATGTTCACTTCTACGAAGATACGTTTAAAAACGAAGATATAGATGTGTACAATGTTACCAAATACCACCCTGCTTGGGCCTTTGTACAGGATTACGTAGATCATCTTGGCAAAACCACTAAAGATAAGGCGGCAGTTAAAAAGGCAGTGGATGCTTACGCAGCGGAATTGGGATACACAGACGCTTCTGAACTGAAGGGTATTATTGCCGATAGAACCAAACGTAAGGTATACGATAAACTTGCCGATCATTACTAAGAGGCTTATATGAAAATCGAAGCGGCTCAACGCCTGCGTGCCGGTGCAAACGAAGCTATGGCACGTAAGTTCATTCAGTCAGTAACAAAGGTCGATTCGGACCAACTTACACTGGTAACGGTAAGTGGTCCTTCAATCATATTTACCTTACAGACAAAAAAGAATTTCGATAAGGCGGTTACCAAATTGACTCAGCGCTATGGTAAACCAGAGCAGCCTCTAGGAGGTACAGCAGGTTCTGCTGTCTTAGTGTGGAACCTAGACGCGACTAAACTCATTCGTATGGACGAGGAAAGTAGGGTCGGTAAACCCTTTATGATTACCTTGGTCGACAAGGAACATAAGGAGGACTTCGTACCTAACTTTGGTCAACGCGCACCACGTCCCGGTGGACCTAGAATTGGATATCGCCGCTAAGGAGATTTAGATGCCTACGTCTTATATCAAGAAGTTGCATGAGGAAGGTAAAGGTTCCATAGACAAGTTGGAATCCGAATGGGAGAAAGCCAAGAAAAATGCGGCTGACCAAGGTCAAGGCAACAACTATGCCTACATCACCAAGATATTTCAGAATCGCGTCGGTGCCTCTTCATTGGAACAGGCACTAGAAGTCGGTGCTTCCGACACTGCCTATATCGATAGTCTGGTTGCTAAAGGTTATGATCGCAAAGAATTAGATGAAGCCTGGGCTAAGGCCAAGAAGATTGCCGACAAAGCCGCAAAGGATAACCCAAACATCCAGCAGTCCTATGCCTATACCACGGGTATATTCCAGAACCTGATAGGCATAAAGGCTTCCGCGCTGACTGCGGTGGCTGCCACTCAAATTATGGCACGTAACAACTACATCAAGAAGTTGGCACGCGAGGGCAAACATGGTACTCTGAAAGACCTCGAAGCGAAATGGGACGAGGCTATCGGTATAGCACACAAAGCAGGCATCCATGCATACGGATATGCAACCGCGGTCTTCCAAAATCTGCTGGGTATTAAGAAAGCACGGGCTTCCAAGATCGAAGCACACATACGATTGGCCTCCACCGCTTACCCTGAAGCCTTCAATAAGGGTGTGCAAGCCAACTTGGCTGGTGAGCCGATAGATACCTATCTGACCTACGAGAATCCTCGGGAACGCCAGGCCTTTCGTTTGGGCTGGTCATCTGCTGACGATAACGGGGATTGATATGAAAATAGAAGCAGCCAAGCGGCTGTCGAAGACCTTTGACCACTATTTGTTACAGTACCTTGAAGGCGACACAGTGGATGCTAATTGGGTGCGAGAGGTAATGAACCTAAAAAGTAAATGTCCCTCTAGACTGTACCGATTGGTAATCGCATCCAAGAACCCTAAATTAATTCCTGGCGCGTCTATTAGGTTAAATAAGCTAATAATGTCGGCTTCCGATAAAAAGAATTCTGCCGTTTACGCTGGGTGTTCGTATCATTATGATTACGAAACACCTTTGACAAATAAGGTTTTGGTTCTGGCAGAAATTCAAAATCCCGTGTGCTTAATAAATTTCCAACAGCTTTTAAAATTTGCCAAAGAACACTACCAAGGTAAGTACCAAACTGCGCTAAAACGTGTTATAGCAGAGCGCGAGTACATTATAAAAGGTACAAACGTACGCGCAGTAATTTTGCATGTGACCACACCTGACTATTTATTAAATGGTGATTTCCGACTTCTAAAGTAACACCTAGTGTAACACCTAGTAAATAGTGTGACTTCAACAGGAGGTCATGATGCTCACACTAATAGCGGCAGTAGATATGAACAACGGGATTGGCAAAGCAGGGGCTATTCCGTGGCGGCAAAAGAACGATATGCAACACTTCAAAGGCTTGACCTGGGGTCACACGGTGCTGATGGGTCGTGTGACCTATGAAGGAATGCCCGCACTCAAGGGCAGAAAATCCATCGTTATCACCTCTCGCTCTATGTTGTCTGAGGGTGACCTGCAATTCATCAATCCAGAATATCTGGACACTTATCTCAAGTTGAACCGCGATCTTATCTGCATCGGCGGTGGCAAGCTCTACGCTGCCTTAATCAACAAGGCTGATCGCCTCATTCTGACTCGCATCCACTGCGACGCCGAGTGCGACACCTTCTTCCCCGCAATAGACAACCTAATGTGGCGCCTTGTCGCTACCGAATGTCACCGTGCTGACGAAAATAATCAGTACGACTACGATTACTTGACCTACGTGAGGCATTAAATGAATATCTGCATCTACCACGCCAACTGTTCGGACGGCTTTGGTGCCGCCACAGTGGTCAAGAAGGCTCTACAAGAGTGTGAATTCTATGCTGGTATTTACAATGAGCCACCACCAAACGTCAGTGGCAAGCACGTCTGGCTCGTTGATTTCTCCTACCCACGCACGGTAGTGGAGAAGCTGCTGGAAACTGCCTTATCAGTGACCATCATAGATCATCACAAGTCGGCGGCAATCGATCTTGTTGGCCTTGACCATCCGAACCTGTTGCAGGTCTTTGACATGCAATATAGTGGCGCCGTCTTGACCTGGCGTCATTTCTTCCCTAACGAGGAAGTACCGATCTTGCTGCAACACATTCAGGACCGTGACCTGTGGAGCCACGGCCTGAATATGACGGACGAGATTATCAGCGCGCTGTTTTCACTACCACAGGATTTTGACCTGTGGTTCAGTTTCTACCACGATGTAAGCCAGTTGATTACCGAAGGTATTCCGATCACCCGAGCCCGTAGCATGTCAATCAAGAAAAAGCTGGAAGAAACGCCGCAGAAGATGACCATCGGTGGGTATACAGTGCCAGTGATGAACTGCTCGGCTTCCATCGCCTCCGAAGTCGCTGGTGCATTGGCTCGGGACTACCCGTTTGCTGCGACATACCACGACACTGCCAATCATCGTGTGTTCAGCTTGCGCTCGACTAAAAAGGGCAAGGACGTCGGTGAAATGGCTAAGGCGTTGTACGGCGGCGGAGGACATAAACATGCCGCAGGCTTCCGCATTGCACTGCCTGTCGGAATTCCTGAAATCAAACCAACCGAGGTTTAACATGAAACGCATTCTGCTGGCTATGATGTTGACAGGTTGTTCTATAACACCACGTGTTTTCGATAACGTCGAATATGATTATGCGGTACGCATGACCATCGATTCCACACGGGCGATACATCGGTGCGACTCACCAGATCGTTGGCAATATGTTCAGGCACTCAACACGGATTCGCTTATTCTTCAAGAGTATGTGGTACGGAAAGACGAGTCCGATATGGTGCGACGTATGGCTTTGGAGGTCCGCAAGATGACTCTCGAGGTCTTGGATCGTCCGTTACCTAGCCAGCAGTTCTGCGTTCTCAAGCTGACCAATATACAGGCATCGTCACGCATACTAAGCAAGGTCTTGGGTAACGCGCAGGCTTCTATGTGCGATGGCGGGCTGGTCTCTAGGTTGGACCAATTTACCAAGGCTTACAAACAAGGGCAAATAGCCGAAGACGAATACAAGGAATTGGTATCAGACATGGAGAGCCTGCGCTTAATAAACAAGCTGGGTTGTTCCGCTACCGAACTTGAACAGATGCACGAGGACCTAGAGTTGCTAGAAAAGGTGCTGCCTTCTGTGCTTTCCTTGTGAGGCTACTATGAACGTAATATGGTTTTCCTACGATTTGGGTATGACCTCTCCCATCAAGCGCTACGATATAGCACCAGGTGAATGGCCAACGTTTAAAGAGTATCCCAGCGAATCACGGCATGTACGCGAACAAAGGTGGGCTGATACTTTCAAAGACCTTGCCAAAAGCCAGCATGCCTGGATTCGTAATTCTGCGTTGTCCGCTTACTTTAAGGGCATGGATAGCAAGAACGAGGAAATCTACAGCATTAGCCGACACGTTGCCGCGCTTATGACGCAGCTGGCGACCAACCGCATATCGGCAAACTTTAAGTTAGTAGATCAGTGTTTGAAAGAATCGCAGTACATAGGTTTGACCATTACCTACAGTTTGGGTTCGACCTCCCATTCGTTGCATATATCCAATATGAGTCCATCCGAGTATGAAAGAAATACCTAGCCTCAATCATAGCCCAGTCCGTGACAAGGCGATGCAGGAACTAGCGGTATGCCTAAAAACGGAACACCCGCCGCAGCCTTGGCGAACTTACCTCAGTGGCTCCTCTCTCACTGTGTTCTCTCCTGACAGGCGGTATAATATGAAGATCGACTCCAACAAGGTCTTTACCATCGAGATAAAGAAGGGCTTAGAATGCAAAAGTAATACCTTCAAATGTGGAACCATCGGAGAAGCGTGGTCCATGGTAAAGCAAAGCGTTAAGGCTTATACGAGGTACTTATGAAACCAATACAAATAAATATACCCGCTGCGCCATTCAAATCGGCTACCAAGGCTTTGACCTTCCCTGAGTTAATCAAGTATATGCAACAGCGCTTGATGATCTTTATGCGCGAAAAACAAGATGGTTTTCTTGAGCGCAGCGCACAGGCGCTTGTCGACGAAGAATTTCGCGTACTATACGCAAGAGGTCGCTTACCAGAATTTAGTGGTCTTCGCATAACCGGACTGAAACTGAAGTTCGACGTTGGTACAATAGGTCTAAGTCACTGGCTCACAGAATTCGTTTACGATGTAAACGGTATCAAAGGTCTATACCCTAATGCAGTGGCTTTAGGTTACATGGAGTATCAGGCCCATAACTACCAAATGTACCTAATTGGCAACCTCTTCTATGCACAGGTAACGCCGCATCATTACTTGATGCGCGTGTACTCCGGGTTGGAATCGGTACACCCGATTCTTGATATCGCCATCAGTCGTGCGTTCGAGCTTGGTTACAAACAACAGGTTATAGAGTTTGGTATGGTAGCCGAAGAAAACGAATTCTTTGTGAGGCTGTGATGAAAGTTTGGGTACACTTAGATAACGAACGGTATTGTGTTGAAACCACACAATGGGAACTTGGTGAGTTCTTTAATTACAACGAGTTTAATAAAAGACATAAGCGCGGTTTGGCCGACGGCAATATGCAGAGTTATGCGGCTGATATTGCGTTCTATCAAGAGGCAACCAATAAGGGTATTCGTGTTGTCCTTGCCAAAATATTTGAGGTTACCGAAGGTGAAGCCAACGTTGAGATAACGCGTAGGAATTACGTAGAGAAAGCCAGGGCATTTCTTCAAAGTCAAATATCCAAGGGTGGGCTTGACCGCGATTTCCAATTCCAAATCGTATGCGATGAGGTCAACAATTCACAAGAATCCATCAAAGATGGTATACTAAAAGCACACTGCATTTGGCAATACTACCCTGGTGACACACGTCACCGCTGTATTATCTCGAATGCGGAGGTCATATGTTAGTATGGGTCCATACCAAGTATGGAAAACGCGCTATCGAAACAAACACACTAGTACCTGAAACAATAGAACCTTTTGAAGTCTGGTCGTGCCGAACAGGTATAGATTTTCTCTCCGACCGTGCGATGTATGAAACCTATATACGTCGTGTAATAGAACAAGCGGCAGCGATGGAGTTACCTCAAGTCAGTATGACATTTAATCCGCCGAACGAGCAACAGAATCAAGTTTATTTTAATTTGACTCAATTTATGCGCAGGTTGAAGGACAACCAAATTATTTATGATGGTAAGGTTGTATGTGATGGGCAGAATAATACACCATTTGTTACTATCCACTTTGGTCTCGCGGTGACACTTTTCTGGCAGTTTACTCCTTTGGTTGAACACAGTTGTTCAGTATCTAATCTTGAATTCCTTGGTTGACCCGAAGCCCACTCATCGTAGTGGGCTTTTTATCGCCTGTGGTGTCTCAATTTTACGTCAAGAAGGAGGTATATTATGCCAATTAAGAATGCTACCAACAACCGTATTCTACCGGCCAATGCGCGAGCGTCCGACGTTGCCTCGAAGGCAATAAAAGAAATCGTACCGGTTCAGCAGCAGCGCAATATGTCGGCGCACCGCGTGCAGGGATTTCAGGCGGTTCACTACAGCCACTTGAATCAAGGCCGTAAATGCAACTGCAAATCGTCCGAGGCTAAACTGAACACGCGCCTTGGAAACGATGGTAAGGCCAACCCAGGTTTGGTCAATGAACTGATCACCGGGGCAATGACATTCAATGTAAGCCCTTACGGTAGCTCGCCCTTGAGTCGGGATGATCCTTTTGATTCTCGAACCTCTCCGTTGGCAAACGATAAATTCCAAGGAGTATTCGACAACATAGGGAAGCAACCGGATAGCTTGCCTACTCGTATTCAGGATGGTGTGGCCTTCGGTGACAACGGTCCACAGCAGGAATACGACATCGAAGAGTACCTCGGTGATTGGGATAGTGGTGACGTAGGTATTACCGATGCAGCTTGTGCCATTTGTTTTGGTACCGGTTTTGTTGGTGGATACGCACCATTTCACTCGCAACGAATAGTGTTGACCGTCGACGAAGTAGACCTTGGTTTGGCCACCATCAATGCTTTATTGAAACCCTGGACGTCAACTGGTCCAGGTTTTAGCGCCCAAGTAGTATTTCCATTCGGTGCTATTGGTGTAGATTCATTCAAGGTCTATAATCAGCGGAAGGCTGTCGGGGCTAATTTTACTGTTGATGGTCAAGCGGTAGATGCCATATCGATCCTCAGGTTTTGTGATGGCCGACCCCATACTTTGGCCGCCACTTTCTTTGAGCCTGAAGTAACATGGACGCACATGGAAATGCAGTTTGCTCTGAGTAAAGAAAGTGCCTTTTTTGAGTTCCCGAAACTGAACCAATCATCGGATACTAATTTGCTTGAGAAGACTGAACCTTTTCAAATCATCGTTGCGTCTAACCTACCATCACTTAAGGCAGAGGATATCATAATCGAATCCATCTACGGCAAGGCACTGATTGTTCAAACCGTCAATTGGTGGAATGATCGTGACCGTAATATCCTTGGATGGGAATGTCAAGTGAGACCCATTCAACCGCAAGAGCTTTACAACATACTGCCACGTCGTGGCCGTTTGATGTCTAAACCACCCACTTCACTCGGAGTCCACGACAACATGCGTGGCACGTACAGAACTTAAAAGGATTTAAAATGGACTTACCAAAGTTTCGGTATCTGGACGACGTACGCCGCTTCCTCGACTCGATTGAAAAAGACCTTGATGACAGCGGTAAGGTAATCGTCCAACAACAAAAAATGTTGGCCTGTCGTCTGCTGCCTGGTCAACCTGTACGGGCCAGCATGGTCTTTAATGTGACGCCAACAGACGTCAAAGATCAACGCACTATGGTGCGTCGCATGAAGACCAAAATCGACCCTTCCTTGACCAAGGTTGTTGTTCCTAACTTGGAAAAGTTGAAGAGCCAGTATGCTATGGCAGAAGACCTTTACGAGAAACTGCGTGGCGTCGAGAAGGCAGAAACGACTCTGAACCTTACGTTCCCTGATCGTCGTGGTGAAGCCTTTGAGGCAACAATGGCACAAATCGCTCGCATGAAAACCAAGATTTCAGACCAGCTGAAACTCTGCTTCACCTTCCTAAGCGAAGTCGCCGAAGCGCACGTACCGAAGCAGTTCACGAAGTACGTGCAGATGGTATCCGAACTCGTAAACGAGCATGTGGCTTTCAAAAACAGCCAACTGTTCCTCTACGTATCAGTGGTAGGTAAAGGCGATCTGCTGTTCACTCAGTACATCATGCTGCAAGACGTTGCCAACGATGAGGGTTCTGTCGCACCGCATCTGTATATCTCGATTCAGTGGCGCATAGGCAAAGAATCGTCTATGACCGTCGATCTGAACCATGAGTATGAGGTACCCAACAAACTGATCGATCAAGGCGAAGAGGTCGGATCGGTTGGTGAGGCAGTTCACGCTATTAGCGAAATGCTGGAGCTTGAAAACTTCTCATCGGCTCTTGGTGTTGTGCCCCTGGCGTTGCAATTAAACGTTGACCCTACCTCATTAAAACCCAATATATTCAGCTACCGCGATATGATTTCCAAGATCGTGGTCGATGAACGCAGCCTGACTTTCCGTCTGCGCAAAGAGGTTAAGAACAAAGAACTCATAGCCGAAATTGGTGCCCAGCTCTACAAAGAATTGAAATCGTTCTTGAAGTCGCGGGACGGCCGTATTAGTATGCGCTCTGCAACGAAAGGTGGCATTACAGACCTGACGTTCACGTTCCCCAACGTTGCCAAAGGCGGCGAATTCAGCGAGTACGACCTGGAGTTTCTGCAATCGAAATTCGATATGACGCCAGCACAAACACGCAAGGTCATGAACATCATCAATAAAGGAGTATAAAATGAAGATCGAAGCCGCAGCACGTCTGAGAGCAGGATGGTGGTCCTCGATGTCCGATACTGCCAAGAAGGCGTACAAGAAACTTCATCCCAATTCTAAGGCCGATAAAGGTCCCGGCAGTAAGCCGGATTTGGACGAACTTTCCAAAGCGCGTGAAGAACACAAAGCCGCCAAGGACGCTCACAGTAAGATACGGGACAGCGCCGGTGACGAACGGTCCGATGCAGAGTGGGAAAAACACGACAAGGCGCAGGATCGTTTGCGTAAGGCCACTAAACGCCTAAAGCAACTTGGGGGTTAAACAATGCAAACCTTCATCTTCTCGAAGGATATCAATACCGACACTGTGGTGCAGTGCGATGTTACACCGGACTTGAAATTCGGTGAAACATTGACCTCCATAGCAGTACAACCCATAAGTCCGGTTTCGACTCCAGCCCTTTTAGTATCAATGTTGTCGGCGTCTACCGATCCTGTGGTGATGCTGACGTTATCGCAGGGCCAGGTCAATATAAGCTACGGCTTCCAGTTATTGGTCACCACTTCCGCTCGTGTGTTCAGCGAATTGGTGGCCGTTGTCGTTAAAGAAGACGTGCAGGTTCCGTATGAAACCCAGAGCCCACAATCGTATGTCGATTTGGTCGACACGATTGAAGCAGGCCAAAGTGCAATCGGGACCGCTATCTTCACCTTCCCCCCAGATGTTGATCCGCGTGGTGGTTACGTCAACTGGGAATTCCTTGATGCGCAGGCAGTGGTTTATGCATCCGGTAACGCCTTCGACTACACGGTGTCCAGCAATGGGTTCGCTAATATGGTGCTGGCAAAGGCCATCGTTAATGTACCGTCGTCAGTACCGCCTTCGGATATTAACAGTAAGTATCAGCTGCGGTACACGCTGATTCTTAATTCCCAATCGCTTGATAACCAGCAGCAGTTCTACAGCTACGAGAATGTTACGGTCGTAGGTCTGACTACCGTCCCGTTAGGTACCCAAGATCAGGTTGAACTGCAAGGTACCACAGCTCAAATGTCCATCGTCATCGACAAGTTGTACGATACGGTGATCGTCAATATTTTCCAAGATAACACGCTGATTGGTTCTACGCCAGTTACCCAATTCACTCGGGTAGGTGGCGGCTATTACTACAGTGCGTCATTCGATACCTCCACACTGCCAGCTAGTCTGGAGTCGTACACTGTGGTCTGGCAATATTCCAATTCAGTAGAGCCTGCATTGGTTTATAGTGAGTCAGCCAATCTGTGGGTTATTACCCCAACCGTGTTGGGTGCTATTACCGATATTAAGGCAAAGATCAACAAAGCTCGGACCACACTGTACGGTCAGCCTGACCTGTTGTTCCCACCCGCCACCATTTTGCTGTGGTTGCGCCGCGCCCGCGACAACTTCAACGGCGGTCCCGGCGGCTTCACGAACTTTACGATGCTTAATGCGAAGAGTGGTGTTCGTGAATACTGGTTGATGTATGCTGAGGTTTTGGCCATAGAAAGTCAGTATATGGCGGAGGGCGAAAAAGCCTTCAACTTCTCAGGTGCCGCTATTTCGCTTGATGTTGATCGCACAGGTTACCTGGATAACGCTGCTTCCAAAATCCAATCGCGCCTCGACAATGAAATCAAGCCCTTCAAGCAGAACCTTATCATTAAGGGTCAAACGTCAGGCGATGGTTCGGCAGACCTATCGAAGCTTGCGCAGGGTGCTTTGGGTTCGGTGGGTATCACGATTACCCCAGCGTCTCCTTGGGGTCCATACCGCTCCGGTCTCCCATATCCAACCGTCAACAGGTGATGTATGAGACTCGAAGCTGCGTTAAGGTTGAGGTCAGTGAGAATCGTAAAAGAAGGCTACAGCGACAGCATGGGGCGCAGTGTACTTGGTGATATGACAGAGGTCTTTGCGGAAAAACCGGATGCCTTTAAAACACTCGGACAAAGAAATGGTATTCACTTTCGGGTCTATGACTGCAAAACCGGCATCCACAAAGGAATCAACCTCATATGTTTCCGCGACAGTACGGCGGTCGGAAGTCTGCACATTACACCAAAGCGTATATGGCTTGATGACAAAACCCTTCAAGTTGGAACAGCGTCCTCTTACTTAATACCAGATATGCGTGGGCGAGGTGTAATGCTGGGTATGTACGAGTGGGCCATAACCGTGTTTAATCTCATATCAGATAGCAGGCAGTCACGTATGAGCCACAACCTTTGGAAACGCCTTGGTACTCAGTACAACGTGAAGACCATACGCCAGGTTAAAGGTGGAGCCTATGAAACTTCACCAGGCGCCAAATGGACCGACCCTGAGGTCCTACTGCTAATCGAAAATAGGTGACATATGACTGCAATCAATACGGCCTTTAGTGGCAGTGGTTTTAAATTCCCGGCTCACGTAGGTGCTTTATCTGCTTTACTCAAAGCAGGTTTGATACCTGAGGAAGTAGCTGGTACCAGTGGAGGCTCTATTGTAGCAGCCTTATACGCATGCGGTCACGATATCGATTCGCTGGTCGAATTGACGATGAATAACGATTGGTCGTCGATGTTGACGCCTACACCATCGTCCTGGCCAGGTATTAGTTGGTGCAACGGCAATAATCTGCATGAGTGGTTGCTTCAAATGACGGAAGAAAAAACGTTTATCGAACTGGACCATGATCTGACAGTAATAGCGTCCGACGTAAAGGCAGAAAAACCATTTGAGTTTAGCCGTTACGCTACACCACATGCTTTGATCGCCGATGCAGTACGGGCGTCGACTTCTATACCGTTCGTTTACGAGCCTTTCAACTACGACGGCATACAAATGGTTGACGGTGGCCTGAGCAACAACATACCGATTGACCGGCTGACCCGCGCGCGACCCCGCATCGGTATTCAGCTGGTGGCGAATGACACATCACCACTGACATTACTCAATCGTCCCATGCATATGCTCAACCTAATGATGAATGCCTCTGAGGCAGCCCACATCGATATCGCATCGCTGGAAGGTGCACAGGTGGCCTTTGTTGAAACAGGTTACGCTTCCTCACTTGATCGCAACATGAATAAGGCTACTCGTCAGCGTTTATTTAATGCAGGTGGAATGGCTGTCCAATCCTTCATAGGAGGCTTCAAATGAAGATCGAGGCAGTCCAACGACTTAAGGCGGCTGATACCAATTGGGGTATGACCGAAAAGTTACTCAGCAATATGGGTATCGATGCCGACCTGGTACACATAGTATCTGGTAGCGCAACCTACGAATTGTACACCTCGGCCACAGAGGTCCTCAAGATTTTGACCAAGAAATTGGGTCAGCCTAAGACTGGTCGCAAAGGAGATACCAAGCTGTACGTGTGGGATAAATGGAATGACGAAATCGGTATCGTGTTAAATGATCCGCCGGACGACGGTGGAACCCTTGAAGTCTACGACATATAAGGAGCCTTGAATGAAGATCGAGGCCACAGCACGGTTACTGAAAGCCGACAAATGGAGTCAACCCGTTACCGAAAAGGTAGAGAACCATCCACCAGAAGGGTTGTTCAAGAAAAGTGGGGCCGCCATCGCCAAAGGCTTAAAGAAGCTTCACTCTGACCTGAAGTCCGCTATGTCGGCTTTAAATTTCTACATCAACCGCGGTGGCGACAAGGTCGAAAATAAAGAGAACCTGGAGAAGGCCAAAGACGAATTACGAAAGCTTTACGGGGAATAATATGAGTCCAGAAAATGAAATGAAACGCAAGGGTACCAAACTGATGATGTCCGACGCAGGCTATACTTTGTTTTTCTGCCCGGCCTGTAAGAAACCTCATGCAGTTAGCGTTGCCCCACCTAATGGATGGGCATGGAATGGCTCTGGTGATCTGCCAGTATTTAGTCCGTCTGTTGGTGTTTCAGGTCACGAAGTGGTCATAGGCGGCGATGGTTTATGGACTGGTGATTGGGTACTGGATGCCCAGGGTAAGCCGAAACCGTCTTACTGCCATAGTTTTGTGGGTTCCGCAGACGGATCGACACCTGGTAAGATTCAGTTCCTAGGCGATTGCACGCACGCGATGGCAAATCAATTAGTCGACCTCCCTGATTACCCCAAGGACCGCATATGAAAATCGAAGCGGCAACAAGATTGAAAGCTTCACAGGTTTTCTACCGAGGTTTAAACGAAACCTGGAAAGAGGATCATGCTAGAAATCAACATTTGATATTTGTAACGTCAGATCATAACTACGCCTTGGAGTATGCAAAGGATGCGGACCATGTTTACGCATTTCATGTGAATGTAGTACACCCGTTTGAATTTGGGTTCAGGACGCTGACGACACAGGTTAAACTCAATGAAGTTTGTTCTAGAATACGGGATGGCGTACTAGGTCAATTTAAGCAACATCATATAAGCGATGTACTTGGTCGTAAATTGGTCGAAGAATTACGCCGTCTTTCCGCGGCATACAGTGGTCACAAAGAAGTGTGGGAGTGGTATATGGAATTACCTCAACTTATTCAGGTTCTTAAGGCAGCCGGGTTCGACGCGATAAAGGCGTATGAGGGCCAAAACAACAATATAGAAACCTATGGTTTGTTCAGCTCTAACCAATTGACGAAGGTATAGTATGAAAATCGAGGCAGCAATATACTCCCATCTTCCCGAGGAGGATGAAGTAACCATGTTGATGCCGCCTAAATCTAGGGTTAAGATTCTGCACTGGTACCCAACATATAAGGAGCCTTAAATGAAGATCGAGGCAGCGCAGCGATTGGTTGCGACAAAAATGATGATAGCCGAACGCTTGTACGAATACATAGACCGCCTTAAGAAGCTGGGTCTCAAGCAGGTAGGTAGTGGCCTTTATGCAAATGTATTTCAGCATCCTACCATGCCTAATGTAGTGGTTAAAATTTTGACTGGTACTGATCTTGGATATGAAGCATATATTAAGTTTAGCCAAAAGAACGCTAATAAGTATATGCCCAAGATACTCCAGGTAGTAGAAGCCGATAAAGCCTTTGATGGAGACGAAACAGAATTCAGAGACCTGCGTTTGGTTTTTATGGAGAAATTGACTCCCATGAAACGAAGGGACTACATGCAGTTTGGGACTTATTTATTTCTAACGGCTGGTCGGTCAGACGAAATAAAAGAACTAAATTCACCGGAGTACGTGAATATGGGACTTAACATAACAGAGGTATGGGAAGACCTGGCCAAACAAAAGAAAGATCGAGATATTGCGCTAGTCGCTAAGTTTATTGTTAAAACCGTCGGCGGAAAAATCCGCCTTGATTTGCACAGTAAAAATATAATGATGCGCGGTGAAGACCCAATTATAACGGACCCGTTCTCTTCCTAGGACCACACATGAAGATCGAAGCACACGCCCGACTGTTGGCATCACGTCACCGAACTTTAGCCTCTCAAATCCAGTATGCACACTGGACGGCACTGCTCGACAATATCAATGAGCCAAACAAAGTACATGCACTTGACATCTGGAAATCGATCAAAACTGGTGTCGATCAAATCAACGATTTCTTTCAACACATTAAATCGATGGTAAGTGAGGTCGCCAAGGAAACGGGCCTAGAAATTAGCGCTATCGTTGAGGCCTTCAAGACACGCCCAATGTTTGCGCTACTTAAGGCAATTAAGTTCACGGTGGCCTCTTTGGTCAAACCGATCAAGGCTTTTGCGACCTTGTACAAAGAAGGCATACTGACCTTGTTCTCTAAGCTTCATGAAACCCGAGCTTTCCAAAAGCTGCATTCCGGTGCATTAAAGCTTGATGAGTTTTTGGAAGAGTACCCAATTCTGCGACGCCTCGCTGGTCCCGCCGTAGCTGGCCTGCTGATCTGGGCGTTTTTAGCCGGCAACTTTACAGCACACCCAGACCTTGATATGGACTTTGCAGCCCTCATTAAAGCAGCGCTGCATGGTCATTGGTCTGCGGCTGAACTGTTCACCTCGCCGCAAGGATTATTGGCAATCAGTCTGGTGGTAGCAGGCTTGGCTACACCGTGGCCAAGTCCTTCTTGGCTCGCAGTCTCAATACCGTATAACCTGATGATTGCCCTATGCTATACGGCATTCAAACACGCGCCCTCCAACCCAACTGTCAAACAAGGGCTTTCTCATCTGAAGACCAAGATGAAGTTCTCGACGGCTTAAAAGGAGTAGACGATGAAGGTATGTCCAATATGTGGCTCACCTCCTGCTGCGACCTACAGTGGCTCAATAGCCCAGTGCTACAACAACCACGAGTTTTCCATGAAGGATGCCATCGAAGCCGCCGCACGCATTAAAGCGTATGACCGTGATTGGTCGGAGAAGGTCGAACGTAAGACCAAGATTAAGAATCAGGAGAAACCGCCATTATCCGGTAACCCTGATGACACTACCTTCAAGATGCAACCTGGTGAATTAGCTAGGACCTTGAAGAATAGGTATAAGGACGATTTTAAGGCAGCGATGGGGGCCATAAGCTTCTATGTAAATCGCGCTGGCAAGAAACTAATGAGCCCTGATAAAGATCGGCTCCATAAAGCCAAAGAAGAATTACGCAAGCTCTACAAGAAATCACCACAAGACAAACCAACGGGAGTTCAAGCAATGACCAGTATTTACGAAACACCATGCCCAACCTGTAGTGGTCGTATTACTTCCACAGCCCGTACACCAGACGACACTAAGGCCACGAGTAGCTGCGAGAACGGCCACACTTTCACACGGGCGCAAGCATTTACAGCTGCCAAGAAAGCCACGGCCTTCGCACGACCTCTGCCAGAACGCATGGTTAGAGCATTCAAGATCGAGGCAGCATCCCGCCTAAAAGCATTTGATAAACTTGCGTTGACCGCAGCCGAACAGAAGCTGATGGCTCGCTCAACTCAGTTGTCTCAGGTCGCAGAGAAGGGTGTCAAAGACATCGTACACCTGATGACCTTGCAAGGTTACCAAGCAAAGACTATCCAGAATAAAGCCTACTACGAAACGAAGTTCGTCAAATACCCACCAAAAGACGAAGAAGGCGAGCCACGTATTATGGAGCTTATGGGCTGGAGTGGCAGCGGTCGCTACGGTGCAGAGAAAACGGTATTTGAATTCTACGACTACGATCATGGCAAGAAACCCGTGGTCACCATTGGTGCCATTAATGAAGAAAACCTTAATGAAGAAAACCAGTTGAAGGTCATCAACGACATCCTCAAGTATATCAAACAATATGGGTGACTTATGATTATAGAAGCCGCCGCGAGACTTAAAGGTATGACCATAACGCAAGGTGATAATTTTTCAGGGGCAGCAGACGATGTAGCGTGGCTCGTTTCCACACGCGAGGGTTCTCAATTTAAGGTCCTAAATTCGCACGAGAACCAGGTCTTGTTACACTCACCGAAAACGGGTACGCTTCTTTTGGTAACTATTAAGGTACCACTATCAGATTTCTCGGCAGCCCTAAAGGAAAATAAAACCATAGCAAAGAGTGGGTTCGATTCAGCCATAGCCTATATGGCAGTATCGCATGATGCTCTCATTCTTGGTGTAAGGGAGGAAACATCTGCGGTATGGGTGCACAAAAATTACCGAGGCAAGGGATATGGGAAGGCACTTTACAAGGTCGCCTATGAAATGTCTAAAAAGGGTATTCGTAGTTCTGACTCACTCGGTACTATGAGTTTAGGTCTATGGATATCGTTGTTCAAGGCTCATCCTGAAATAAAGCTTAATGTACCAAAGTGGTATCAAGGTGCGCTTGACAGGAAAAAGATAACCGTAAACGGGTTAGATATTTTGTACGACTATGGTGATAAGTTGGTTGAATTAACCGCACGCGGGACGCCAACTTTCTATTTTATTTGGCCAAAATAAGGAACGAGTATGAACAAAACACTAGGGCAGCTATGGTTGCACCCCGGCGATGTGACAGTAATGGAAGCCCTATTGTTTCTGACCATTACCTTCGTCATTTGTCTGCTCGGCTATATGCAGGTCAAGCGAGACTCCGTAGATTTGCGCTGGCTAATCTACGACGAAAAGAAACGTCCATCGATTCACAAGATCGGTCAGATAGTGGCTTTGGTAGTATCAAGCTGGGGCTTTATTGCCTTGACCTTAAAAGGTCAGTTGACCGAAAGCTACTTTACAGGCTACATGGTTGTTTGGTCTGGTTCAGTAGCCCTAGATAAATACCTGTCACGTCGTACCGAAGACAAGCGTGCGACTGATACTGCTGAGGCCTTAGAGCCACCGAAAGGTTAATATGAAGATAGAGGCCCTAAGCAGGCTAACCGCAATGGCGATAACGGAGGGCGACAACTTTGGGCGCGGCCCTGAAGTTGCACGTGACCTACTGCATGATACTGACGCCTCCGCGTTTAAGGTTCTGAATCATCATGGTACTGGCGTTCTGCTAATGTACAATCAAACGTGGAAACGCACTTTTGTTGTTGCCGAATGTCTGGTTAAAGGGTCAGAGTTAAAGCTCGATGGTGAGCTAGATTCCCTTCACAGTGCTGGTGTAGCACAAATCCTGGGATTCATAAAGGCTTTGAAACAAAATCCAAGAGATGTGGTGGAATCCATCTGGACGAATCCTACAGTTCGTGGGCAAGGGTACGGAAAAGCCTTATACGTAACGGTCCACCAATACAGTAAGAATGGTATCGAAAGTTCGGATGACCTTGGAACGTTCAGTTATTATACGTGGCTGAGTCTCTACAAATCCACACCAAAGATTTACATAGAGGTCAGTGGTAACATCAAGACCAAACGTAACGAGATTGAACAACGAGGTGACGATCTGATTTACAAACACCCACAAGGCGATATCAATCTCACCGCAGGACCAAAACCATTGTTCCGATTTATTTGGCCTAAATAGGAGACTACTATGCCGTGGCCTTTAAGAATGATTGAGTACGAGAAAGGCATGTATTCAAGAGGTGATGGTGCTACGCTAAAGCCTGGCGATGCATTCTGGGGGCCGGGTTTAGAAGAAGAGGACGACCCAAAGTGGACTCGATCTGTGCATTTTGTGTGCAGGCACTTGTCCGAATTTTATCTCACGACTAACATCCACCGTAAGCCTTTGGTGGTAGTGCTACCGAACAAAGACCTTTTCTGCGTCGATGGCATGTGTTGGTCAAGCGGTAATTACTATGGAGGATGGATGGTAACTGGTGATGCACCCAACATCACGGTTCACCCTTCAATCAATCTCCATGGTGGGTATCACGGTTTTATCCAAGATGGTGTAATCAGCGACGACGTTGAAGGCCGTCAATTTTAAGTAACTCAACCTCAAAAGGAAATACCATGAAAATCGAAGCAGCCGCACGTATCGCAAAATCCGAAATCCTGGCAGCAGAAGGCTCGGAGAAAAAAGCCATCAAGTACCTGACCGAGGTCGGCTTCACCGGTGTCACGCTGAAGAAAAGCGACGAGGACATCTTGACCTTCAAGTACGAGAAATACAACGAGAAGATGCTGAACAAGAAACTGGGCGCGCCGAAAGAAACGACCAAGTCCGAATCGATCCGCTACAACGTCCCGGGCGCTGGTGTCCTCGCAGTGTGGCCTAATCGTAAGGAAGTGATCTTCAAAAATAGCAAACGCGGTCAGTAATTCAACGAGGGAGGTCTTAAACGGCCTCCCTTTTTCTGAGGTCTAAATATGAAAATCGAAGCCCTTACTCGCCTGCAATCAGTACACATAGTACCGTCTGACGTTGCGTTCTCCGATAAACAAGGTCAAGCCGCTCTAGATGAATTTCACCTTGGTGAGGGTTCTATCAAGAATGTGCCAACCAATACTCCGGGTTTTCGCATCCAAGTAAATAAGCAGGGAATCATCTTCGACATCTATTTGGTCCACAACGATGAACCGGTGGGCCTCTTGTCCATTGTGCCTCGCGATTTTCCATTCGGGCGTCTATTTGTACCAAGCTCTTTCTTCCTCAAGCCTTACCGAGGAATGGGCTTCGCTAAGGCTCTGTACAAATGGGTGTTAGATAACAAAATGAGTATCCTTAGCCACGACGTACAGAGTGCAGCCTCCGCACAGGTGTGGAAGGCATTGAGCAAGCAATATGACCTGCTTGCAGTCAACGACAAGGTTACGATGCTCAAGTCAAGTGGTGAGAACGCATTAGGTCTGGCTGAAGTCGACGGTGTGCGCCTCATCCTGCTTGCCAAAGGAGTTGATCCCGATGCGTTCATACAGAAAGGTTTCCGATGACTCCGATTCTTGCCGTAATGGCAGACCGGAACCAAGCACAGGCCTTCCTCCTGGAGCTTGGCTTCCACGGCCTCCGCTTCAAGCATGAGGGCGACAACATCATCAAGTTCTACTATTCGGATTACGACAAGGCCCGCGTCAAGGTTATGCTGGGTGAGCCGAAGAGTGTAGAAAAGAGTATCCGGTATGCGTACAACAAGAGTGGGGTGGTCGCTATTTGGCCCACAACCAAAACTGTGTTGCTCAAGAACACGAAGAAAGGTTCTAAACCTGAGGTACCTGAAGTAAAGGCACCGGTTGAAAAACCAATCGAACCGCCACATGATCCACGAACAGGTACCGAGAATGACGATAACAATGTACCACATATATCTGTCGATCCAAAGCTGGAGGCGCTGTTTAAACGCTGCCAGGTTTTTCCTGAATTGTCATTGACCTTCTTGAAGGACCTGTGGATATACCTTAATGTCCATAAGTTCCAAGGCAAAATGCACATACCTAAGCTCCTGCGGTTTATGAAGAACGTTAGGGGAACCAGCCTCAAGACACGCGGTTTCTGGGACGGGTTCTACCGCGAGTTGGCGTTGAGTCCTCGTTTGTTGAATCACACGTTTGCGTTTTTTGTTGAGGTCCTGCTGCATGAAATGTGCCATCAAGCAGTGTCCGAAATCGATAAGGTTACCGATCACTCTGAGGGAGGTCACGGCCATAATTGGCAGGCATGGATGAAGAAAGTTGGCCTGAACCCTAGGCGCTATGATCCGAACGAACGGTCCACTTACATGACCGAAGAAGAAAAGATTGAATACGAATCACGTATCAATAAACATAAGCAGGCTTTGGAGCAGGTTGAAGAACACAAGCTAGTTCGTGTGCAGCCGCACGATTCACTACTGGCTACGGTTGTGTGGGGAGGCAAACTCGTTGACGGTATGGTGGCTTGTAAAGCGTTCGGTAAGAAGGGTTGGGCGTTTGTGTCGTTTACCGATGCCAAGAAATTCATACCGGGCCAGTCTTTCAACTTTATGATAGTTTCCGATTCATCGTTCTATGAGTTACGGAAGCAAGAGGGACCAACCATACACGGGATACCGGTTGGCCTAGGTGATAATGTTCGGCTGGCAGCAATTTCTATACGCAGTTACTACCAAAAAAAGAAAGAAGCGCGCTGGGATAAAGCCGAACGCAAGGGATACGCATGGGACTGATAAAAAGATTTGCCTCAGTACGGACTTCGAGCAAAAGTGGGGTCACCAAAATCAAGCGCAGTGGCTATGCGACAGTCTCAGGATTTACTAAGACCAACAGTTGGTGGGATATTCGTAAGGAGGTTTTCAAGCGTGACGGGGGGTTTTGCGTCCCGTGCCGGCGTAAGGGCAAGCTTGTAAAGGCTACCGACTGTCACCACATACTTCCCCTTTCCAAAGGCGGTACAACTACAAAAAAGAATTTGATGTCGGTGTGCGATAACTGCCATGAGCAACGGCACCCAGGCAATAACCATTTAAAGACTTACCATGGGTGCAAATGATGAAGATAGAGGCCGTGAAACGCTTGACCGCCTTGACGCCACCATGGTACGACAGGTCAGTGGCGCAGGTTCCTTCATACCTACCTCATATCAAGAATAAGACCACACCATTTCCGCGTACCAGCTTAGAGTTAATGGAAAAATTGAAGGGTACTAATGGTGATTGGGAAGCCAGTTGGACCGTAGATTTTACTGGTCATATAACCATACTTTTTCAAACCTCTTTCTATAATGCTTGCTTGAAAGCCGGACTAGAGTGGGAGCTGGTACACGTAATGCAGCATGAATACGTCGAGGCTAAGCTGACCATCGCTGCTGCACGTAAGAAATACCCTGATGCAAGCCCTTTTGTAATGGCAGAAAAGGACGTCCAACTTGGTGGTAACGCACACGAGGCTGCCATAAAAGAATTAGACGGCATATCATCGCTTGAGTACGACAAGTGGTCGACAAAGATAATTAAATACCTGCAATCCTATAGGAGCAAATGATGAACGAGAAACTGACCGAACTAATTACCATCTTTCTGCAATTGAATCCGAAACCCGCCGATGCTCAGGTACACGCCCTAGCTGGTGCATTGGGCATGGACAAGGAAGCCTTGGAAGCCCACATTTATGAGCTTCTAGGCGAAGTCGTCGACGGTGATGATGACGACGTGCTGACCGATCCAACGGAGGCAATGGCAACCAAGATTGAAGCCGCCGATGAGGATGTACTTTACGATCCAAATATTGATGAGGATGCCATTCCGCTGGAAGACGTGGCACTCACGGACGGCGATCCGACCGGTGACGACTTGGGTTCGCAACAAGAAACCAACGACGACGGTGCCGATGTGCATGATATCGGTGTAGGCGTTACCACGCCTGATTCGCAAGACGTGCTGACGGATGACGGTGTACCGTCGTTCCGGAGCCCAACATGAGACCCTTCCTCGCCAGCTTGGGTGTCAGCGCTATCGATCAGGCGAGGAGCCCTACGGCAGCAGCTTTCCCCATCAGCTTTAACATCAACGGTAAACCTGTGTGGGATCAGGTGATAGGGCGATTGGTTCCAACTAATGACCCGGACGTTGACTGGGGTCTGGCTATAAAGGATTTCGTCAACACTTGTACTGACCGTGATATCTACCCGTTCTCCAATCTGAAGCAATCTGCGAATGACCAGATCGTAAATCATCTTAAAGAAGCTCGGAAAGCCGTGGTGAAGTTTCTGAATCACAGTGAGTTTCTTAAACACGTTCAAATACGAACGACCTCAAGGGTTGTTAAGATGAATAACATCGGGTTTTCACTCGATGTGTTCGGTCAGGTTTACATCAAGGACCCCACCTTCGTGCGGTGGCTTATGCAGACGCCATACCCAGGCTTCCGCATTAAACATGACGGTAAGTATATCAAGCACCTCAGCGACAACGTAACTATGGTTGTCTACAATGAGGGAGCTAATGGGACGCAACGGTGGCACATAGGTTACGAAATTACCTGCCGACAGTTCCCTGACTTGCCGGGTCGCCACTTGCCCTCACGCGCTGAGCTTGAGAAGTTTACTCTCGATGTTCTCTGGATGCCTGTTTTACGGTCCAATCGCCCGTATGGATATCACCGACGCCTATTGTAGTAAATAAGAGAGCCAGTCGCTAATATAGGGCTGGCTCTTTGCACGTCTAGGTGTATTCGTTTGGTCCAATTTTATGCCGAATACCCCTCAACTAAAGGACACTCAAAATGCTGCGTGCCACAACCAACCTCATAGTGCCACCGAATCTCCAACTTGACCGTAAAGAGTTGAAGAAATCGTTCTTGGCCGTCTACAACAAAGGCTACACAGGCTTGGAACCTGTGTTCATTAACCGCATGTGGCTCAGTCTCTTCTTCCCAGAGATTGTGAAAGACCCGAGCTTCGGCAAGAATCGTAAGGGCATACGTGCGTGGTCGGAATATATGGCCAAGCAAGGTCTCGCCGGCTACCTCACGCTTAAAAAGGTCAACGACGCGGACGATCCGCATTTCCTGGCCACCATCCCTTTGTACACGATGAAGCGTGGTGACGTAAGCTTGACCGCCAATCGTTTCATTCAGTGGTTCACGGATGGCAAAAAACACGATATGGCTACGGGTTCGATCAACGAATTGACGAACACTCTCCAGCAAGGTAAGCAGCCGGCGGCCGATCAATTGTCTGCTCATGTTTTTACCGGCCAGCAAGCAATTTCCAAGATGATTGGCATCGATGCCAAAATGGCTGTCGAACTTCAAGATTGCCTGGTATCCATACGTCTGCTTTACAAAGGCGGCTTCGCAATCTTCGTTGCCGACTTTAAGATCAACAAGCCAATCGCCCAACAGTTGACGACCACTGAATGGATGATGATTCGCAACATCGATCTGTACCCGCTGTTGCTACAATGGGTGACGGGTCAGTACGGCTACTCCACTGATACACCACTCGCTTCCTTTCCAGTTTCCAAGATTGCCAAGACGCTGCCACGCGTTGTAGAAGGTCAAGCCCGTGTCAACAAAGATGGGCTATCCATCGATCCTACTGGTATCGCGTTGTGGTTGCCAGAGAAGTTGGACAACACCTCTCGCTACGAGGATTTGTTCACGCAGGCCGGCGACAATGGTGACGGCTCGTTCTCGTTGCTCAAGATGAACGAGGCAGCTACGATGATAGACCTCAATGAGGCGCCAAAGAACAAATTGCCGCCCAATATTCCAGTCCTGATAGACTGGGTAAACTACAAATATGCCTATACGCAAACCAACGGTATCCTGAAGGTGCAGAACCTGAGTCGCTTCAAGGCAGCTGAACCAGCGCACATTCACAACCTCCTGAAACGTCTGACGCTAAGCCTCAAACAGGTTCAACAGATTTCCAACGTAGGTGTGGCGATGGGATTGGCACCTGTCATACGCCTCAAGGCAGACGAGTTGGAGGCAGTTGAACACGTCGATAGTATCATCGCCAATAAGCTGAACAAGCCTATGGACCTGGAAGACTACTGGCACATGGCACTCAGCTTCTTCACCCAGCATCTTGGCGACGAACTGCTACTTGACGACATTTCGGTAGAGGGTCCTGAAATCTTCCGCCCAATAGCTCGATTCGCCGGTCAGGTACGCGCAGCAATGCTTGCCAACATGGATGCAGTTAACCTGAAGTATTCGGTAAGCGGCGCCAGTAGCATACTGGGCCTGCTGACTCTCTTGAAGTACGCAGGTGATGCTGAGACGCACCTCGAGGCAGCTGCTGCTAACGCTGCGGCAACCAATCAGGAAGTTACCCCAGGTTGGGAACCCCCTTCGATACCGATGATTAAGGATGACCCTGACCGTCCGATAGGTCTTCTGCCCCACCAAAAGAAGGTACGCAATCTGCTGAAAGATAGCCCGTCGTTTGCTATCCTGCCAGTGCAGGCAGGTGGTGGTAAAACTCCGCTGGCAATTACCGACATCTGCTACGAAATAAAAGCCAATCGTAGTAATCCGTACCTGATCATTTGCCCGTCCCACCTGGTGCCGCAGTACGTTAAAGAACTTACGTTCTTCACCGGTGGTAAAATCAACGCTATACCAATCAATACCTACGTGACCTTCCGTAATGGCTACGAGCGTCTGTCGAAAATGATTAGCAATGCACCGCGTAATACTGTGGTCATTGTTGACTACGATGTGCTGCGCCAGAAACAACGTCAGGTTTGCTACGGTACGACCTCGGTTACTGTGTATCCGCTGATCGAGTTCCTGCGCCAGTTTAACTTCCAATATGCATTGTTGGACGAAAGCCATTTCGTCAAAAACGATTCGCAGCGTACCCGCGCATGTATGGCGCTGATTGCCGACATACCGAAAAAACGTTTGGCCTCCGGTACGATGGCTCACGATTCCCCGTCTGACCTGGCCATTCAGATTGCGATGCTAGATCCAACGTTGTTCGGTTCCAAGAGCGAATTCAACAATCGCTACGGCTCCAATGTTAAGGGTGATCGGGTCATCGAGTGGAAACCCAAGGCGCAGTACGACATCATGAAGGCCATCAAATCGCGTGTTGTTGTGGCGAAGGCGATGCGTAAGGAATGGGCGGCGTTGCTTCCTCAAGCGGAGGAACTGTTCCACGGTGTTGTTCTTACAGAGAACCAGCAACGTGTCTACGAAGCTATTTTGACCGAAGCCTTGGACAAAATGCGCGAGGACGCAAAGACCAACAAAACGTTGCAGAAGTTCTTCAAGAATGCCAAGCAGGAGTTGCATGAGGACACCGAGGACGACGCGGAAGGCAATGAAGAAGAGGATATCGCCGATGAAGATGCAGGTGCCGATTTGGAGGCATTGCTGGGCTTCTACTTGGCACGGTTGGAGCAGTACATTACTGCACCCGCACGCGATCCGTTAGGTGACAAACTGCTGCAAGGTGTGGATCGTCGTTCGCCTAAGGTGAACATGATTATCAACATCACCAAAAAGCACATCGAGCAGGGTATCGAAGGCAAGGTGTTGATCTTTACGAACTACACCGAATCTGCCGAAGAAATTTACGAAGCCTTCGACGACGATATGCGAGCAATGGGTATCCTCTACAAGGCAGCGGATAAAATCGAGGCGGGTCGGGCATTTGAGCAAGACGATAAAATGCGCTGGATGGTTGGTGTTGAGAATTCCATGAATACGGGTCTTAACTTCCAGCACGTCAGCCGCTTGATTCGTACGGAAACGGTTTGGAACCCAGGTACACTGGAACAAGGTAACTCGCGTGTCAATCGTCCTGAACTGAAGAAGGCAGAACGTCGGGATAAAATCTACTATGATTGGATTGTTGCCAACCACACGTTGGACATCACCAAGGTCAGCCGTCTGATATCCAAGGTCATCGCAGTCGCCAAATTCGAGAACACCGAAAGCGTCGCCTACGAAACTGTGCCAGACGTCAAGGTCATTGCTATGAACGTTGATTCGATTATGGCGATGAATGACTGGAATGAAAACCTGACGACGTATGCTCACGCATACAAGGTCTACAATCAGGTCAAATCCGACGACTACGCTGAGTACCGCGCAAAACACGGTGAACTGAAACTCGATCCTTTGGTCATTGCACCGAATCCAAAAGACGCGATGATAATGGCAGAGGTTCCGTATGTGCCTGGCTTGGAAATCTTCAACAGCGGTGAACTCGGTTTGGTTCGTGTGGATGAATTCCTTCACATGGATACACAGAACAATGCCGGTGCAGAGGACGAATCGGAAGACGAAGAAACAGAAGAGGGCGCTCTCACCGAGAAACAGAAGCTCAAGAAACAGGCTGCTGTTGCGCTGCAAGGTCAGGCCGTCCACACGGAGTTTGGCGATGGCGTAATCAAAACCGTCATGCTTCATGCGAAGAAACTCAACGTCGCCCTCGACAATGGCTATCTGGTTCGTGTTCATATGGCGGCATCCTACATCATTACCAAGAAGAACACCTCAGGTAAGCAGATGCGCGATGCCATCATGGATCAAGTTGGTCAGAAGAAGGACAAGAAAGGTCGCCTTGTTGAACATGACAAGCTGAAGGTTCAACCTCCTACTGGTATTCTCGGTCCGTCGTTCCGCCTTAACAAAGCAGCAGAGCGCAAGGCGGAAAAAGAACGTATGCAGAAACAGCATACACCTACGGTAGTCGAAACCGGTATCGATGTCGAACTGGAATTCAACGTCAGTAATGGCTTCCTCGGCATCACGTACTTTGTGGAAGATGACAAGGCTAAATCGGCATTGCAGGCATTGGGTTTCCGCCCTGTTCCTCAATTCGCTTTGGCTCAGTTCAAATCCTCTGCCGCTTTGTGGAGACTTTTTGCTGCGTGGGAAGCAAAAGGTTTTACTCTGGATGAAACGTACCGCAAGATGCACGTAGCCCGCGCAGTATGGGATATGGCGGCACTGATTAAATCCGGTGGCCTCAGCAGCGGTAAGGAGACCTTCAATTTTGCCAACAAGAATCAACTGACAAACTTCTTCCGTCTGGAATCTAAGCCATCCACTGCGAAGAACGAAATCAAGCCATACCCAATGATCGAAGATGGCAAGGCATTTATCGTCATGCATACTCGCGGCCAACCAGCTGCCCTGCGTGCGATGAAAGTTGCGGTCCCGGGAGTGAAGTGGTCAAAGGGTGCTGAATCGATGGTCTACTACGGCCTCGATTTGGCGCACACAGGTCAAAAAATTAAAGAGATACAGGCAGCTGGTATTGGTATCTCCAACGTTAAAGACCTCAGTGCCCACTTCAAGAAGCTGAAGAAAATCAAGATTCGTAACGACCAAGATATGAAGTAATTCACAAGCGACTAGCCCATAAAGCTAGTCGCTTTTTCTTTGGCTACAATTTAATATTTTCGTTGAAAGGAACCTGAAAATGAACTACTCACTCATCAAAAAAGCAATGGTAGCAGCTGGTCACGTAGTCACCGCAGGTGAGCATTGGGCTGCTTCCGATGCTGCCGCATTCCGCGATTTCGCGCACTTCACCTTGGGTGTCGCGCATGATGCCGCGCACGGTATCCTGATGTTCCCTGCGCACTTTGAGGCAACCTGGAAAAAGATCGCGGCTTTGGCTGGTCATCATGAAACAGTAACTCCTGTGCCAGCCGCTGCACCAGTCGAGCCGCAAGCTGCTACGGAACCTGCCGCTGCACCTGCTGCTGTTGTCGAACCAGTTGTTGTCGAACCAGCAGCAGAACCCGTCGCTGAAACTGCGCCGGCCGAGCAAGCTCCTGAAACTCCACCTGCCGAGACCTCCGCAATGACCATGGACGTGTCGGGCACGCATAGCGAGGCCTAATCATGGCAGTTAAATCTGTAGGTAATCGTGCTAAAGGTTACCTCGGTCATAGCCCCAGCGGTATCGGCTCTGCCAACGTTCCTGTTGGTATCGGCTGGAGCGGTTGGGGTGCTGATGCATCCGGGGATGTCAAAATCGTTCAACTGTCAGCACTGATTTTTAACGATCTGCACTTTGGTATCTTCTTCCAATCTTCTGTACCCATTACTGTTGAGTTCACCCTCTCTAACCCGGGTATGGCGATGGACCCAGACCCAAATGTGCAGGGTTCAGTACTGTGGGGTAATTCGCTCTCAGTGCCTGCCGGAGAAATCACCAAAGCTGACGTACTGTTTACCTGCTGCAAGATAACGTGGTCGGCAGCTGGTGAAGCTTACATGGGGGTGCGATAATGTTTGAACTCCATTCTGGCGAACGTCACTTCTCCGAGCAAAAACCCAACGTCATAACGGCAGCTCAAGTATCAGAGCGCGTTACCGACGTGAACACCGATCCTGAGCTGGTAAATCTCGATGCTCTGACCTGGTTACCGTACGCTGCAAAGCTGTACCACACCTCTCCGAACATCGAGGATTACATACTGGTTGTGACGCCTATTTGCCCTTCCGATATCCCGAATCGAAACGGTATCGGGTTCCCGCTCAACGAGTTGACCAGATTTCAGGAGCCGCCAAACGCCCGTATGGCTTACAAGACCTGGACTGGTTGCCCTGTTCACTACGAACACGCCAACGAAGACCACACTGCGGCCTATGGCATCATCTTCGATACATCGCTGCATAAGGTCAGTGACTACGGACAAGGTAAGCTGTGGAAGGTTATGGGTCTACTGGGTATCGATAAAAAGAAGTACCCGAAAATGGCGCAGCGCGTCATGGATGGTGACATCAATACCTACTCGATGGGTGCACTGGTTGACAACTTCACCTGCTCCTGCTGCGGTGAGCCAATGACCGAGAACTCATACTGCCAGCATCTTGATCCACGCAATGATATTGATTGGCGCGTGGTCAAGAACTTCAAGGGACCTGATTCGATTGCGTTCCGAAACAGTCATGGTATCCAAGGTATTGAGACCTCACTGGTCGAAAGCCCAGCTTGGTCAACGGCCTTGAGCGACCACATACTTACGAGGTAACCATGAAAATCGAAGCCAAGAAAAGACTTATGGCGGCTGGTCCCGACAGCGCGGGTGCGCTGTTACAGAAATTTGAGGCGGTCTTGGGTCCTTATACCAAGAAGGCCAAGAACAACTGGGGTGATGAAATCGTCGAGTTCAAACCCAAATTGGGTAAAGATGTGGAAGTCGAGGTAACAATCACTCTGTCTGAACCTGATGATGAGGCCGATGAACCTTACCTGAGTGTGTCGGTCAACGTAACGGTTGATAGCGGCGTCGAACTGCAAAGCAATTTCCTTTCGATTGATACGGACAGTAGCTCCAAGAAAATGCGTGCTACTAAAGACGTGGTCGCCGAAATCAAACGTGAAGCCAAATACGGTTTGAAGGACCTGAAGGATTGTATGAACGTTGCGGAAGCCTACATGGAATCTGCAAAGAAACTGCTACCCATCATGGAAGGCTTAGTCAAGCTATGAAAATCGAAGCAGCTGCCCGGTTGCGGGCATTCGAGGACGATAACGGTGACAAGCAGCGTATCCTTGACCTCCAGAAAGAAATCATGAACCTGGAGGAAGATGTCGCCGATATGGAAGAAAACAAGGAAGACGCAAGCCAGGAGCGTAAGCAACTGGAAGACCGTCGTGAGGAACTGCGCGACCTGAAAGAGAAAGTTCACGGTTAATCGCAGGTCGTAATTTAAGATAATCATTCACAAGGAGGGCAACATGCCTATTGCTAAAGCTAAGACTCCCCTGGTCCCGCGCAACAAGACCATGGCGGGTTCGACTCACGGCGGTAACGGCGGTAACGTAGACATCATCGAGGCCGACCAAGACCTCGAAAACAATATGTCCGCCGACACGCTGATCGATCCAGAAGACTACACGGGTGGTTCGACCCACTCGTCGGTTACCGCGAAAGCCAAGAAAACGAGGGCTACGGTCGGCGACGACTGCCAGCAAAACATCGGCACGTTGCCGAATGACGGCGAGCCAGCGAAGGGCTATCTGGAGAACGCATCCGATTTCGATATGGATGACGACGAAGATATGGACGAAGAAGAGGTCCAGAGTTCGTTGGAACCTGATCTGGAAAACAGCAACAAACCAACGCCACTGACCGCCGAAGGCGACGACTAAGACTGGGATGAACCGCTGAGCCAGCACGCCGAAGACGACATCGACGAAGGCGAAGAATCCATTTCGGAAGACGAGGGCGAGGAAGTTGTCGAGCCTGAAGAAGCTGCAATGGGTGACGAAGCGATGTCGCTGATGGACGTGGATCAGGTGCCTGACGACGATACCAATGTGGCCTTTGCTACGCTGGGTAAGCGTGTGATGGTCATCCGTTCCAATCGCATCATCGCAACGCTGACCGAACGCGCTGCAACGGCACTGGATCGCGCCGACGTCTACCTGACCGACCAGTTCCAAGAAGTCACGGCGGCCGAAATCGCCAAACAGGGCCTACGCAAAGGCCTGCGTTCGATGGGCTTTATCGAGGCGAAGGTCGCGATGAACAAATCGAGTGCTGTTGAAGCGCGCGTGAAGAAACTGGTTCACAAGCAAACCGCAGCCGTTCGCAAGGTCAACGAAGTCAACGCCGCAACGATGGATCAATCGATGGCAATCGCCGCTGTCGGCATCAATCGCAAGTACTTCGCCGGTGTGACGAATCCGCTGCAAGACGCCCTGGAAGCTCGCCTGGTAGAAGCCGGCGTCCGCAATCCACGTCGCCTGTTGGCCAGTGTGTTTGCAAGCGAAGGTCCCGCCTACGCAAAAGAGCTGATTCAACTGGCGACGAAACTGTCGGCCATGCCGAAAGAAACTCGCGCTGGCTTCGTCGAGGCGCTGGATATGACTTCCGGTGATATGGAAGAATCGGAAGAAGACAGCTTGCCAGTCGGCACCGATGATCCAGACGAACTCGGTGAAGACGACGATGTGATGCCGACGACGATGGCCACTGCTGGCGTCGCCCGTCAACGTCAGATCGGTAACTCGGTCCGCCCGGGTATGCTGTCGGTAACGGCTTCGGCCAAGTTGGATGGCAGTCAACCGCTGTTTCTGGGACGCTGATTCACAGCATGTAGTTTAATGTAGCAAACTCAACTATTGGAGGTTTCAATGATCTACGGTCCACTTTCCAAATACCCGGACTCGGCTGAGGCAGCGGTTGCACCTGGTGTGTACATCACTGCTGAGGGCCTGGCCCTGGTCCGCGCTCAAGGCGCTCAATCGGCTGGCGTGATGCCATCGACCGGTACTTCGGCAGATGTCTTCGCCGGCTTCTCGCTGGCTGGTACTTCGGCTGCTCCGTTCGCTGAGGGTTACGCCAACAAAATCGAGACCTTCGTCGTTCCAGCAACTGGCATCGTGACGCTGCAATTCACGCCAGTTACCGGTCAGACGTTCGTGTTCGACGTGACCTCGAACAGCGCTGTCGCCAGCCCTGTCGTTACCGGCAATCAAGTCAGCGGCTTGACCGTCGGTGATCAAGTCAACGTCACCTACAAGTACGCACTGACCGTCGTCCAGGCTCGCGCTCTGATCGGCGACATTCAACCAGGTGGCTACAGCGGTGCATACATCGGCCAAATCGGCCTGATCAAGCGCGGCCTGATCTACACGTCGGAATACGATGCGTCGAAGAACTGGAACGCAGCGACGGCAATCAAGCTTGCCGCCAACGGCCAGATCACCGACCAGTCGGGTACCGGCCTGGCCATTAACGGCTACGTCGTGGCAGCCCCAGGTTCGGATATCCCGTATCTGGGCATCGAATTCTCGGCGCCTTAATTAGCTGCCGTAATCAACCATCAATCACGGAGAAAAATTATGGGCGAGAAAGTAAAAATCGGCGCAACTCGCGTCCCAACCGTTGCAGCCTCGGAGTACCGTTTCCAGGGCAGTAACGAACGCGCAGTCGGTGCCAACGGCGAGCTTAACGCTTCGTCCAAGAAGGACCTGCTGAACCAACAGATCAAATTCCTGACCGCAGCTTCGAGCGGTGGTCTGGTCAGCGGCGAAGCCAAGTTGCGCGAGCAACAAGAAGTCAAGGCGAGCCGTGAACTGACGTTGGCAGGTTTCAACGACGCCAAGATTCACCGCGTTCTGGGCGAACGTATGGCCGACAGTCTGTTCATCACGGCCAATCGTCAGGGCTTCATGCGCAAGTATCTGGCACGTGTGCAAGTCGATCAAGGTACGGTGCCGCGCTTCCCACTGCGTACCAAAAACGTCACGGCTGTGTGGTCGACTTCGCCAACGCGGATCGACAGCCAGATCACTCGCGACAAATGGTACACGCCACCTGAGCTGTCCATCGTCGCACGACCGTTCGTTACCCAAAACGAACTGAACCAATCGGCCGGCGATGTGCTGCAAGAGAAGTACGTCGAGGCGACCGAAGCAATCATGGTCGCAGAAGATCGTCTGTGGTACAACCAAGTCAACCAGATCGTCGGTATCGACAACAACCTGTCGATTATCAGTGGTCAGCTGACCCCGTACACCCTGATGCAAGTGCAGACCAACGTCACTCGCTGGGGCCTGAAAGCACCACACATTCTGATGGCGTCCGATCTGTATCAGGACATCGTCGGTAACAGCGAGTTCTACACCGCCGTCGATCCAGTCGCTCGCCATGAGTTGCTGCTGACCGGTGAACTGGCTGTGATGTACGGCATGACGATCACGTCGGACGCCTATCGTCACCCAGAACACAAGGTGCTGAGCCAAGGCGAGTTCTTCGTTATCTCCGAGGCACTGAACCACGGCGCCTACTCGGATCGCGGCGGCCTGAACTCGAAACCGACCGACATCATCAACGAGAAGATTCCAGGCATGGGCTGGGTCATCCACGAGGAGATCGCGATTTCGGTGGCAAACAGCCGTTCGGTTGCCAAAGGTTTGAGAGTGTGACGTAGGTTTTTCAGTAGTTTAGAACCGCTTCGCGCGGTTCTCTATGTAAGTTTTCGAGGGAAAAGGCTTAGCGGCTCTGACTGAATCCTATCCGGTTCTTTCTACCTCATCCTTTATAACCATTGTTGGATAGAACAATGAGCGGACAAAAACCAATGAGTGCTAAGGCGTTTGCCGATAAACATTCAACCAGACTGAACTACAAGCTCATTAAAATACTTGGTGAGCGTGAATTAATTGTGGCATGCAATGATTGTGGACTATATAGAACAGTAAGGTACTCACAAGGTAGAGCTGGACCTGTATGTTCGTGTACTCACAAGCGCAAATTCTACCGCATAAAACGAACTGCTGAGACGCATACGGAAGAACTACATGAATTGGGTTATACAGATTACACCTGTGTTACCTTTGTCGGTGCAAAGCGAAAGAATGTGTACCAGCATAAGTGTGGGAATAAATTCCGTGTTTCACCAGACTGTTTGAAGGGTTCAAAAGTCCCATGTGGTGAATGTAGGGAACTTGGTTACTCTCACGAAGAGGCCTGCAAAATAGCCCTGTCTCGAGGTATGCAACTATTAGATGAATATAAATCTGGCCGAAGGGCTGATGGTCATTTGAAGGTCAAGCATATTAAATGTGGGCATATAAACAGAGTTCCCCGCGAATGCGTAACAACCCCGTACGGGGTAATCAGAAGCTGTCAAACTTGTAGACCAACTGGTATTTGGTACAGAGGTAAGTTCAATGGTAAGCCGATTATAGTTAGATCGAAAACTGAAGTTAGGTTCATGCAGTATTTGAAGGATAGCGGTGTACCACTTGATAAAGTAAGATATGAACCAAACGAGTATAAGGTTCTTTACTATAACCCAATCAAGAAATGCATGGCGAAGTACACTCCTGATTTTGCTGTAGGTAGAACAATGGTTGAAGTCAAAGACCTGGCATCATTGGGTCTAGCAAACTATAACTGGATGACGAAGGAAGAAGCTTTAATAGAGAACCGCGCTAAGTATGAAGCTGCTATGAGGTACTTTGATGACTACAGAATATACGTTCTCATCAAAGGCAAATTTCATAGAGTATTCAAGTTCTGGACCAAGACTGAACAGGTACGAATTCAAAACATCCACTAAGGAGCATAAGATGAAGCAATATAGCAAAAGCCTGGACTTCGTGACCCTGGCTCTGGCCTCCGGTCGCAAAGGTAACATGGCAATGGCAGCAAAACTGTTCGCCAAAGCCATCGCGGCCCCAGATTCGCGTTACGCACTGCACGTTCTGGAAGCCAGTAACAAGCAGGCGTTCCAGAAGATGGAAGCTGCTCGAATCGCCGCCGCCAAGAAAGCTGTGCGTGCTTCCGATGAGGAAGAAGACGACATGGGTTCCGACGAGGACATGGAAGACCTGGTCGGTGGTGGTGAAGACGAGGAAGGCGAGACCGAAGAAGTGATGAGCGGTCTGGACGAAGAAGGCGAGGACGAAGAGGAAGAATTCGACCACGACGCCTTCGCGGCCACGCTGACTGCGATGACCAAAGGCTCGAACAAAGCCAAACGCAAGTAAGTCCCAGAAGCCGGCCGCGCATCTTCGCTGGCCGGCTTTTTCCATTTGTGGAGCTAAAATGGATACAGTCCTACCGATTGAGAACTTTGTCTTTGATGGGCTGGTACTGAGGGCAATACAAGTCTTTGGTTGCCCTGCAATCATTACGCCAGCGAATGATAAGCAAGCGGCCTTGCAGCGTATGTTCAATGGGCGTGATATCGTATACCCTTATATGTTTTTGGTCCCCACTACCTTGAGCCACAATACTGATTCCTATAATCCTAATCGCTTGGTGCGAAAGGGCTTAATGGTATCGGTAAACGAGAATCAAGGGCAAGCTGTACGTGTGCTGCCGACGAATTTCGATTTTGAAGTCGAATTTGTTACCAATAAGTTCTTGGGCGGGCAGGGCTCCGTGATGGGATTTCAGAAGCGCTGGTTGTTCGCAAGACGAGCAGGCTGGCTTAAATTTAATGTGGACTACGGGCGCTTACAGTTCCCCATATCGCTGACTTTAAGCGAGCAGGTTCAAACTCCGCAAGGAGAGAACAAGGTTGAGGCGGAGAGTAAGTATTTAGTCACCTCAACGCTCACTGTTCACGGATACACCTCAGAAGAAATGTTGGCGACACAAGGGGTAGTAACCACGGTTGAAATGCACATGGCGGTAGCAGGCGTAGGCGCCCAGTTCTTTCCCTTCAATTAAGAGGAGCTACAATGAAGAAGCTAGTCATTAACTTGACGCGGACGACTCAGCAGGTTGATGTGCGCCACAGCGATGGCAAACTCGATTCTGTTCAGATCATGGCTCGCAGCCGTGCCACGTTGCGGGACGGCATGGACGTTGACCCGCGTTGGATGCAAAAGCATCCTAATACCGTAACTGTGAAGGAGGTCTAAAATGTCTACCATCCTTCAACAACAAGGATCGGATGTTCGCATCCAAGAAATTAACCTGAGTCAGGTTATCACTTCGGCATCATCGTCAGTTGCCTGCCAAGTGGTGGTGTCCAATCAAGGTTCGCCGTTCCCGAAATACTTCACGAACGCTGACGACTACATCGCAGAGTATGGTAACCCGAACGCGCAAATCTCGTTCGACGTCTACTGTGGTCTGGATTACTTCAAGGAAGGCAACGCGCTGTGGGCTTGCCGTGGCGTCCATTCCGATGCAGTCTATGGTGGCGTAACCCTGTACTCTAACGGTACGGTGTCTGCGTTGGAGTCTGCTCCCGTCGGTATCCCTGATCCTACGCTGCCTAATTGGAGCGTTCTGATGCCAGCACCATCCGATACACCAGTCGCGCTGTTCTACCCGATACACGGCCCTGGGTCTTACGCTGGTACGACGTCGGTGGAAATCGTGTCGAATAACATCGAGACACCAGCCAACTTCCTGGGCAGTAGCAGCACTACCGGAGGTGTACTTCCGCCAGCGACTTACCAATATCAAGTTTCTGCCCTAGGTCAGGCAGGCGAAACACTTGCCTCCGCGCCGGTCGTCATCGTTATCGCGGGTGTCTCGGTAACGAACTCCAATGTGTTGACCTGGGACCCAGTTCCACTGGCAATCGGCTACGTCATTTACGGTCGCGATACTACTACCGTAGGTGAGTTGATGACTGTGGGTCAAGGTACCTACACGTTTACCGATACAGGCGCCATCACGCCAGATACCACGCACCTGCCGATTACGAGCCCTGCAAATCTGCCGCCACCGAACCCGCAGTTCACGGTCAACGTTTACGATACGACGCGCTCGGTCTACTCGCCAGTCGAATCGTTCTTGTGTACCCTGCAAGACGGTATCGATTCGACCGGTACTTCGACGGAACTCGAAAGTCGCATCAACGGTTACTCGAACTACATGCTGGTGACAAATAACACACCAGCGTTGTTGACGGTGCCTGAAATCAATTCCAGTTTGCCGGCGCTGATGACGTCAGGCGACAGCGGTACGGCGCCTACGGCCTTTGACGTGGCAGCTGCTTACGGCGTTTTTGCCAACAAGCAACTGTACAAAATCAACACGTTGATTAACGGTGGTCACGCGACCCCAACGGTGCAGTTGGCAATGGATACTTTGGCCCAAGGTCGTGGTGATACGGTGGCAATGTTGGACGTACCATCCAACTCGCAGCAATTCCAGGCAGCGATTAACTATCGCAACCTGCAGTTGAACCTGAACTCGACTTACAGCGGTCTGTTCAACCCAGACGTTTTGGAAGCCGACCTGATCAACGGCAAGCAGCAATTCGTACCGTTCTCTGGTTGGGCTGCCGCACTGTGCGCCCGCACGGACCGTGTCGCCAATCCAAGTTTCTCGATAGCGGGTCTGAATCGTGGTATCGTCAACGTCTTGAAGACGCGCTATACCTTCGATGACGGCGAATCGACGGCACTGTTCCAAGCGCAGGTCAACTACACCCGGACTTTCATCGGTCAGGGTATCGCGCTGTGGGAGCAAACGACTTTGGCTGCACAGCCATCGGCCTTGAGCTGGATTTCGGTGCGTCGTATCATCAACGTCATCAAGACCTCGCTCTACTCCTTCCTGCTGTATAGCTTGGAAGAACCCGATGATGATTTCACCGGTCGGCAGATCGTTACCTCGTGTTCGCAGTACCTGCAATTGATACAGAACGCACGCGGCATTTCTAGCTTCGATGTGGTCAGCGATTCATCGAACAACTCGGCGGCTCAGTTGAATTCAGGTGTTCGTGTGGTAACGGTCGTCATCGTTCCGGTGATTCCAATTCACGAAATTCAGTTGCAGATGGTTATCTCGAAACAAGGCGTTTCGTTCTCCGAGGTGCTGCAACAAGTGAACGGTCAACCAAGCTAATTCCAAGGGAGGTCTTCGGGCCTCCCGCTAAACAAGGAGTAAAATATGGCTCGTACTTCATTGCAAGACGTTCAGAGCATTCAAGACCCCGCACAGTCTTGGAACTTCGATCTGTTCTTGCCAACCATTCCGGGGTCCTCGGATACGCGCGACCTGACGTTCAAATGTCAGACGACCGATATGCCAGGTTCCACCATCGACCGCGTAGAGGTTCCTCTGCATGGTGTGCAACTGATCTACGCTGGTCGCAAAACCTACTCGCACTCGATTTCTGCTACCTTCTTGGAAACCAGCGATTGGGCAACGCGCGAGAAGTTCCGTCGCTGGCACACAATGCGCGACTGGGTCAACAACAGTGGTATGCTGGCTTCCGCGTACAAAGTCAACTCACAGGTCGTGGTTTACAACGACATACCAGCTGTAACGAAAACCTGCAGTGTCACTGGTATGTGGCCAGACGTTATAGCTGAGGTGGCACTGAACGGCGCTGAATCAGGTTTGGTTTCGCTGTCCATCACCTTCGCGTTTGACTTCTGGGACGACCAGTAATGATACCGCAGGATCAAGAGTTTCTGCACGATAGTGAAAAGGGTATACAAGGTGATTGCGCTCGGGCAGTGATAGCATCGCTGCTTGAGCTACCAATCGCGGAGGTCCCTCACTTCATGCAGTTGGCAGACGAAGTTCATGGCTTTTGGAACAGGCTGTATGATTGGCTTGAAAACAGAGGCTACGAATTTCTGCCTAACGTAAGTCTGATCTATCACTGGCGTGAAGGTGACCCAGACTTGTACCACGAAATGAGTGGTCCGTCTCCAAGAGGTAACGGCACTTATCATGCTATAGTGGGCAAGAACGGTAAGCCCTTCTTTGATCCGCATCCTAGCAGAGCAATGCTTGGTGGCGATCCAACGCAATGGCGTATCTCCGTAATACGCAAGAAATAATTTTACTAAGACCTCACTTACGAGGCTTACTCAACTCTCCCGCCATAGAGCGTCAAAGACTAGGAGTGTAACATGATTGACTTTAAAGGTATTGATCCTAACACTGTAGCCATCACCGACTTCAAGATCATGGCAAACAAGATCGCTAAAGTGGTAATTTCCTTCACAGGCAAATTCGACCGTCAGGCGATAACGGCTTCGTTGAGCGAACAACTCGACAACCTGGCTACACCAATCGAGAACTCGTTCACGCACGTTCGCGCCGGTGTTGCATTGGGCTTCATCCGTGCAAACCAAGAAGTGCGCGTTGTCGAGCCAAAGGAACTGAAAGCCAGCTACAAGGTGATGTCGAACAACATGATGATGGATGACAAAGACAAGTCGCTGTGGGAAGTTCGCAAGGGCGCCTCTGGTACCTACCTGGCACGTCACGGTAACGAGGACCTGTCGGAACTCGTTTCGGCGGCAACCAATCCGCGCGGCAACGTTCCACGTTTGAACAACATCGCGCTGGCCTCCGTCGCCAAACGTGAATTCGTCGCCTTCGCGTCGGCTTCGGGCGACATGGACTACGGCTTCTGCGTCGGCGTGAACGCTGGCAAGAAAGTGCTGAAAGTCGTGGCAGCTTCGGATCGCCAGGCAACGGTGATTGATTTCGATCAAGTCGTTACCGTGGTTGCTACAGGTGAGCAAGGCATCCAGATTCCTAACGACGTACACAAGCGTATTCTGGCTACCGGTATTTCGCGCGCAGACGCCGACCAGGAAATCACTTACTACCAAAAGCTGTTTGGGTACGCTCCGGCGTATCTGCGTGAGGTCATTGAGCAGGTCGAAGGCACGATGGCAATGTAAGTAGTACAGAGGTAAGAAAGGGAGCTAATCTTTGCGGATTAGCTCCCTTTTGCACGTCTATACCAGCGCCCGTAGCATAGCTAATGAGCGTTAAAAACAGCGTGCCAGACCTGGTCTACGATAGCTAGAACCAGGCTGTATGGTGCACTTTTTACTGCGCGGCTGGTGCTTCCGTAGCTGCAGGCACTGGCGCTTCTTCTGCGGCAGGAACCGGCGTTTCAGCAGCCTGCGATTCGTCGTGCTGCGCCTGGTCCAGATCAGCCGACGTTTCGTCTTCACTTTGCTGTTTCACCACTGCATCGTGTTCGGCTTGAACCGCATCGTACTCGGCCGAGGTGTCTTCCGCTGGTGTTTCTTCGGTGGCCGCAGCGGCTGCAATCTCCGGTGGGATCACGCCGCCTTGTTGAGGACGTTGTGCCAGTTCGTTGATCGACTGGTAACCGCTTTGCAGGTTCGCGATGGCTTGGTTCATGTTTTGAACAGCCGACGAGGCGAAGATCGAGGTATCACGCACGCCAGCGTTGTAGAAGAATCGTGCGTTGTCCACGGCGGCCTGGCTCCAGTTCTCACGCCACGTTGGCGACGCTTGATCCAGTGCCTGCTCGAAACCGATGCGAACGGTGATTTGTTGATCGGCTGCCACTTCTTGGTTTGCTGCTTGGTTTTGATCGCTCATTTTATTTCCTCTTAAAGTTAAACATCGGCGGTTGCCAAATTGGGAAGTTCTTTCCCTTTCTTTACCTTCGCCAGAGATTCTGTCTCTTGCATACCCACACCATAGACACGCATCTTTGAACCATCGATACGCATCAAGAAGGGGAAGCTTAAACTGTTACGTGACTTAGGCTGTTCAACTTTAACAACCCAGCCGTCGTTCTTAATCTCCGGCGTCGATATCCATAGCCAGCTATTGGAACTGTGTTCCGAAATAGCCCTGGCGTATTTGATCTTCCCGTTGTCATCGACCTGACAAACGAGAATGTGAACCCTGTTGCTATTCTCAGCGCTGATCTTACCGTAGCGCGCTGCTCGACCTAAAGCCTTTACTTGATCGTCACCGTCTACACCTTTGAGCAAACTAATGTAATCGATGATGACGACATCGACATCAAAGGCGTTAATCGACGCCATGATTTCTTCGATGGTCAGGTCTTGCTTCGGTTTAAAGATGGTGTAACGCCCACCACGCTTTTTCGCCCGCTTTACCCACTTGCGATGCCGCGAACGTACCTTCTCTTTTTGTTCCTCTGATAGCTTTTGAAGCCACAGTGGACTAAAGTCTGTATTGGTGATATTGGCTAGAATACGCGCCGTCATTTCATTCTTTGACATTTCCAAAGGAACTAAAAGCACTTTGTATCCTGCTTCTGCCATATTTACTGCTAAGGCACTAGCACATATCGACTTACCCCCTCCAGAGTTCGAGCCGATCGTTACCAGCGAGCCTCGGGCAAATCCACCAGCTTCTTTGTCGAATTCTTCGATGCCTGTTGGGATGATGTCTTCCGAACGGTCCCCATCAAGAATCTCATCGACCATCTTTTTCGAGTTATTGTTTAACCCGAAGTGAAGAAAATCATCGTCGGTTGCCTTCTTGGCTTGAACGATGTTGATTGCCGTCGTCATACGATGCATCAGGCTATCGATGTCGACCTTGGACTTCTTGAACTGCTGCCCTATATCGGCTGCGATGTTGTAGAGACCCCTGCGCTGTCTATACTTGTTCAATATCGTGGCGGCTTTGTTGGCATCCGCAATCGACTGCACATTGGCCGAGGAATCCTTTAGGTGATCCCGGGCCTCATCGCTTAACTCTGGGTCCTCAATCAGAATCCGGTATGTTGGGTTCCGACCATTGACGCTCATGTTGCGCATCACCGCTTCGTAAATCTCGATTGATTCTGGCGAGTAGAAATAAGTCTCATCGACTGCTCCGATAAGTGTGCCACTTATCTTTGGGTCTTTGTGGAGCAATCCCCGTAATACGTTTAGCTCTGCTTTTGGACTTGCTAACTTTAGTCCCATGCTAGATGACCTCCACAGCCCGCTTGATTAGAGAATCAGCAAAGTAAGCGATACCGTTCACCGGCAAAAACAACTTGGTGGCGAAGAACGAAATCGGATCGATGCCTACGTTGATTACAATGCGCGGAATATCCGCATAGTATTCCAACGTGTCTCTGGCTTTTTCTAGTTTCTGGTTGGTTGATATCAGAGTCAGGTTCGTCATCACGATGATTGATGGGCGCCCCTTCTCTTTGTCGATAAACGGATTATCGAATCCTCCGTATATCGTTGCCCACATAGGATTCGCGTGGCCCTTCAATGCCTTCATGTGCAGGCCCATTAGGTAGGCTGCAAAATACTTGGCCTGCACATCGTCTGGATTACCCCCGATTGCGTACGTTTGTGGTCTCACCGGATCGTCGATGAATCTTTGAAGCGATTTATCTTGAACCGTTGACTCCATGAACTTGCTGTTAAGCTGTTCGCTTTCGGTCACAAAGGTCAGTGGATTCCATTTGAAGGACTTCGCACGCCACACACTCCCTGGTACTATTCGCTCAACCAGGGACTTATCGACTTCGATCTTTGTGGGCAGATCGTCCTCGTCTGGTTGGTTACGCTCTGGTTTTTTCTTCCTGCGACTAATGACTTCCATACATTCTCCTGGACCTAGCAGTGTGCCACTTCCACATTAGCAATCACTGTGCTGCCTTTCAGCGACTCGATCTTATTTACTGCATCTTTCAACTGAGTTGCCATACCTGTCAGTCTCAAAATGTAGCCATAAGAATTGATGAGCGTGAGTTGAATGTCGCATGAGGTTCCCACACATGACCGTAATACGTTTACCAGATGGTGGACTAACATGGGCTCACCAAGAATTTTGTCCATAGGCAAATCATGCGGTACATGATGTACGACTACCATATCGTTAGACACCAACTCGGTGATAACCAGGTCTCGTATGCGAGCATACTCCGAAGATATTTTCGTCTTTGGGTAGAAGCATAAGGTACCTGTTGTCGAACTTTGGAAAAGCAATACCGAGATACGCATGGCCTAATCCTTGTAGTATTTGTTGAAGATCGAGTTGATGTTTTCCAGAGCCTTCAAATCGAGTACCTCCATCTTTGTGGAGCGTTCAGTCGCCAACCAGTAGTTGTCCACGAACGATTGCTCCGTCGAGGTCAGGCCAACCATGTTGAAGATGGCTTTCAGTTTAGACGCATAGATGCTAAGAGGTACCATGATCTTCTCCTTAAAGTTCCCACGATGCATGTTCGGCTTTCTGTTTCTCGGCAAAATAGCCTTTTAAGATAACCAAGTCTTTTGTTGAGACTATGGGCTTGAACTTAGGCATGATTACTTGCCACCACTCCATCGATAGGCAGCGCTTACGTACACCCAGGTCATCAAGGAAGATGCGAAGCAATGGCGGCGGTTTATCATCCCACGGAGTCAGGATACGGGAGACGCGCTGTTCCGCGTTTTCTTTATTTGACGACATAGTGACCTCATACAAAGCACTAGCACGAGGGATATTGATACCCGTACTTAACAGCTTGATGTTACCGACCAGGATTTTGATTTTGTAGTTACGAGCATCCTGAATCGTTTGCTTGCGTACATCTTTTTTAAGCCCTCCGTAGAAAGGCTTCGCAAGTTTCTTACCCGCCATGATGTTTATGGCCTTGCACAAAGCCGTGATGACTGTGACACGCGCAAATGGAATGAGTACCATATGCCCATCCTTTGCATCCCTGATAGCCCACTTCGCAATGAGCTTGAGTCGCGCCGGGTCCTTCTCAAGAGAGGACACCATCGAAGTCCACATGACCTGTCGTTTGTAATGCCTTGCGTACTGCGTTCTGACCAGCCGTATGTTAGGCTTCAGTCGCGTTACTTTGGCCTCATAGATGACTTTACCAATCAATGCCCTGATGATGACAAATCGACCGTCTTTACGATCCGGTGTACCATCCAGACCAATCTTGTACTTCACATTGATACGTGAGATAGCAGTCGCAAACTTGTGGGCTGCTCCCAGGCGTACTTCATCGATGACCATGACCGTAAACAGATCGCGTACCTTACGTAGCAGCTTCTGGCCCTTCTCCGAGTTAAAGGTCTGGCATGTTACCAAGCACACATCGTACTTGAGAAAGTCTTCGTACTTTTTAGCGAACCCGACTTGCGATTTCTTCGCATTGGTGAGAGGTTTTTGTGTGTCAGAGCCACAGAACGTTTCATAGAATCCATCCAACCACTCGCGCTGCGAAGCCATGATAATGGTCTTGCATCCTATTTCACAAATGGCGGCAGTCGATAGAACGGTTTTACCTGATCGTGGCGGTGCTTTGATTACACCGCTCTTTTTCTTCTTGAATACGTCAACTGCCTCTCGCTGGTGATCCCGCAGCTCACCAGTGAACTTCATTGGTCGCTTAAATTCGGTCTCCACATGCTTAGACTTATATACGACTTCTGAACCAATGATCTTTTCCATCCGTTCTTTGTCGCCAAACGGTAGGCTAATATATTTCTTGCCTTTTATTTCCACGTCTTTGGTCAATGATACACCGCCCTTAAAAGCAGCGCAGTCCTCGCAGTTCTCACTGATCCCACTTGGATCACCAAGACGATCCTCGTGCCACTCACAGCCGTTACAGGCTTTTTCCTCAAAGAACAGATGTCGGTTGTGGACCTCCAGCGCGTCCAACACTTTGGGAGTGAGGTTCTTCTTTTGAATAAAGAAGGCCTCTCGCTTGAAAATCTTGATTGGCTTGGTCATGATATGGTCAGATAACTTTCGGCAGCCAACACGCTGTGGTTGACATATTGTAGTATCGAATCGAGACCGTCAATACCCATCGACGCTCCCATCATTCTACCGCTGTTGACCCGTGTGGTTAACCGCAGACTCACTTTTGTTATACTTTTGAGGATATCCATTACTTCGGGAATACGATCATAACAGGTCACCTTTTTCTCGTAGCTTATGAAGGCCTTGAGAATCTGACCAATGACCTCAATGTCGTCTGCTGTCGGTGCACCCAACCGCATTGACTTACCGTCTTCGTTGATTGCAAGCAGAACACGTGGCTGCGGGATGTAGAACAAAGTAGTGTGCCATTGCATACCCGTTCCATCGTTCGCCTGATCCCTCGATATCGCATAACCTGGTGGGAGCAGATGAGCGATGTTCATAGCGTCTTCCCGGGTTTGTCCGAAATCAGTTTGACCACATCAACCATATTGGACAGGTGATATGAAGTCTTATCCACGTCCGCAATGAGGTCATCGAACAACTTGAGCAACGACTTGCCTTGACCTTCGACTTCCATCGCCGCCGTAATCATGTTCTCCATGAAGGCGGAGCGTTGACCTACCGTCTTGTACGTCTTGTTCAAACGTTCGGAGTAATCAGTTTGCACGAAGCGTTTGAATGCCTTGATCGCCTCTTGTAGGGTCTCGATTTGAATTGAGGCCTGCACCCGAAGTTCAACCAAACGACTGCGACATGACATATCGTTCGTTAGGGCCTCTATCAAGGCCCTTGGTGAGTACATCTTGTTGCCGTGCATACGCCGCGACACACGACCTGCGTGCATTGACAATGCCTCTGCGCGGTCCTTCTCCATGTTCAGCTTGTCTTCGACACCAATACGAATTTTCTTAAACGTTTTGTATTGCTTTGTTTCCCTGATGTCGCTCTTGAGACTCATGGTGTACCTCTATTGTTCTAGGAAGACTGTGTTTATTTCATCGTTGACCTTAGGCGAAATGGCCAACGTTCCCTTATTGGGATAATGGTAGAGGATTAACTCCGGTGTCTTAATCAAAGTCTCAACCTCAGTCGCCTCTTTACGTCTGTTCATGTACGTAATAAGGTATCCGCCTTCATTGCTGACCTTGAATTGGGATGCGAAATAGAAGCCGCATCGTTGTCCTTCTGCCTCGCACATAAAGACCGAGAACATGCAGCGGAGCGTAAGCTCCTTTACGATCTTTATTGGTGTGAGGCGTTTGATACCCAAAATTGGTAGGAAGAAACCGTCTTCTCCGTCATCGTAGAAGACGCCAACCGGAGCATCGATGTAGAGTTTGAACTCACTCTTCATTTGCTGATTCCTGATCCTGATTAAGCGACACGATTACCGTACCTACTTTCAGATCAAAGGCAACGAAGTCCGGTTCAACAACGCGCATCTTGACCGTATTTTGACTCTTGCGAACTGCTTCGTCCAAGAACTCGAAGTCGATCATGCATTCTACCTTCTTGCTCTTGGTGGCCTTAACTGCTGCACGAATAGCGCCGTTAGCAGTTACGACTGCCATTGATAACTTGCCTTCCCCGATTTTCATTTGAACCTCACTGCGCTCCTTGGTAGCTACAGCACGCGCATTGTCCAAGAAAGCCGTGAACGCCTCTTTCTCAACTTCCAGGTCAACTGACTTGCTGTCTTTCAGACCCTTAACTACGTCTATGACCTCTTGCAGTTGCAGCGCATTTTCTTCTACCTGAGGCAAGGCCATAACCACCTTGACTGTTTTGCTTGATACGTGCAGGTTGGCGCGCGAGAGTTCCATTTTGAACTCACCTTTGAAAGCATCTAGAACTGACGCGAACATATCCAGAGGCAAACTAACTTCCATGTCACCCACCAGTTCTTTGGAGTGAACGAATGACATATGATTGATATCGTAGCAGGCGATGAACGCACCTTTCTTGGTAAACTTCACACTAAGGGGCATGAATGCGGCCACCAGCGTAGTTGGCTTTAGACCGACTGTGCTGACCATTTGCCGTAACCATACCGCCTGTTCAGAGCTGACCTTGATTTTCTTTTCTTTTGCGTCCGTGTCTTCTTCGATTTGCATAGCATCGACTGTTGGCAGATCGCAACGATAATTACCACTCTTGATTTTGCAAAGCGTCTTATCGTAACTGATGACCAGTTCCTTACGGCCCTTGGTCGCGTCACGAATGGACTGGATACCCACAGCGAAGGTATTGGCTTTTCCTTCTACTTCGCCAGGGAGTATGACCGAACAGCTAGAGGTTTCGCTGTTGGAGGTGATGATGAACTTCTTACCATCCGAATTGATTGCGACGTTACCACTTACAGGCGGAGCCAAGCGGGTAACGATTCGGATTGCTTCTTGCAGGGAGTCGGTAGTGGTTGTGATTTGCATGATTTTCTTCTGTTGAAATCTATTATTTACTATGCCTGAGCGCGAGAGTATCAAGCAAGCGGTGACAGAGCCTGCTACCATTTCTGATAGCAGGCTTGTTATTTGCGGAATCGATCTACCAAGTAGGCGACTAGCGCTAGGGCTCCAAACGAGAGCCAAACCTTAAGAAGCATTCGTTAGACCACCGTAAGAGTCAGCGTTACTTGGGTCACGTTGTTCTGCGTGTCAGTGACCGCGTACTGGAACGTGTACGTACCTGCAGGGGCTGGTAACAGGCGAATCAGGCGAACCGTATCGAAGTAGGTGCCACCCAGTGGAGAGACGACAGGATTTGCCACCAGCGTGGATTTGAAGAATCCACCAGCCGGATTGCTTATTACATCGATGCGCAGTGGATCGACATTTGGACTGGACGCCTTGAACAGCGTCACCCAGTTAAAGTCAATGAATGGGCATTGCGAATCAAGTGATACTGCCTCGACTGAGGTTACCCAGCGCAGCGTTGCTGGTGTAACGGAAGGCGGTGTGGTGGTAGGTGGAATAGGCACGAGTTCATCCATGTTGAACTTGAGGTTGGTAACCAGAGTGCCCAGGTAATACGCAGTTCCCCAACCCTGTGTCGGCATCTTGTGGTCAGCACCAAGGTAACCTACTGCTCCGATAGGGACAAAGTCGCTGTAGCCTATCCATGGGCGGTCGTGTTCTTCGTCGTCAGGCCACACAGCAGCCATGTACTGCGGAACGCCCTGTGTGCCGGTGCCGTCACTGACTTTCTGTGGCAGCGTTACCGTCGTAATCGGCACAGGACCGTCACTTAAGGTGTAGCTAGTCTCGGAGCCAGTGAAGGTCGTTTTGGTAATAGGGTAAAAGCCTTGGATGTTGCCATTACCACCGCAAATTATCGGCAGCAAAGTCTGAGCCGAAGGCTGCACCAAAGGCAGACCAAGTTTGTTATTCGTAGCGAAAGGCTGTTTCATTTAGGACTCCGTGGTTACTTTTACGTAGGAAAGCTGCGTGCCCTGACAAGTTACGCCACAGACACACTGCCCGTTTGCAGGATCGGGTTGAACAACCAACGATGGGTCTGTTGTGGGTTCGGCAGTCGCAAGGTAGCTAAGTACCCATGCTAACTGAGCCTGTTGCGTTACCAACGTTTGTGCTGGCAGTGTCTCGAACGGAAGGCTTAGTGCATCAATCGGCATAGCGTAGAGAGCCACAAAGAAAGCATCCGAAGGATCGACGAACGCTTTGCCATTATAGACTAACGTGTTGTCAGCAACGTTAAGGGTGCCTTGACCATCGACAAGTTGAACCGTTAATATGCTCATTGTATCCCCATTAAATTAAGGTTTTGTTTGGGTCGATGATTTGACGATATACATAATTTCGAAGGTCTCCACCTTGTAGGCTTCTGCTACTTCTTTGAGGTCTTGGCCGTGTCGGTAGGCGGTGATAGCATCTTTGAGTACCGCACATTTGGGTGCCAGCACGAGTGTTTTTATCTTGGTAAGTTTGTGGCTGGAGTTTAAACGTGCCATCAATTTGCGGTAGCCAAGCAACCCACCCAGGTACGCAATGACTTCGCTTTGCACTGCCTTTCTTAGATCGTAGGGCGTAATGCGGTAAATCTCCGTCTGCACGTCATTGAGAAACGATGGTTTGGTAGCGTGCTTGACGTACTCATCGAGTGTTGGCTCTACCACAGCCAGTTTCCACTCTATGGGATTCGCAACCGCATACTCCAATGCCTTCTGAACTGAACGCATCATATCGACTGGGTCCAGAATCTTTACATTCGCGGTCTTCAATTGCGATAGTGAATCGCATATGAATAGAATTTGGCGCGTGTACTTGGATCGAAACCGAGAGCAAGCCTTCACTGAAGGCAAGATGATGGGCCACGCAGGTTGAACTGGTGTAAGATGCCGAACCTTGGTGTGGGCCGTCAACGAGTTATCAACCATAGCGTGACTGATCTTGAGCTTCTTCAAAACGTTACCCAGTTCAAGGGGTGAGCATAAAACTCCGAAGGCGTGGATAATCATTTGTTCCTTATCTGATGAGGGTGACCACGAACTAACTTGGCCTCTGTTTTTGTTTTGGTGACTGTCCATTCGTCGGCTCCTTCATAACGTTCATCGCTCTTAGGCGTTATAATGATGATGGTCGGGAATATCTTATTCAGGATGGGTACAAGCTTCTTGAACATTTCAAATGTTTCGGGGCTAAAGTTGGCAGTCGGCTCATCCAGTATCAAAACGTTGCAGCGCTTGCGTTCTGAACGGAAGGTCATTGATGCTGCCATCAGTACGTAAGTGAAAAGCTTCGACTCTGCACCAGACAGCTTACGCACATCGGAGGTTATCACCTTCTTACCGTACCGACGATTTACGCCCAACACCAAATCGGACGACTCCCACTTAAAGAAGAAATCGAAATCTTCACCGAATACTATTCGCGCGTACTTGTTGACCTCCGTCATCAAGCGACTACTGATTGCCTTGATGGCCAGTCGTTTGGCTCCCTTATCGGAATAACTGTCGACCAGAAGTTTCAATGCCTCTTCGTCTTCAAGCTCTACCTTCATTTCCTTTAGGCGTTTGCGCAATCGATTATAGGTCTCAAGATTTTCCTTCCCCATTTCAACCTTGACCTTGACCTTCGACAGCTTCTCTTGGTAGTCGTTGATCTTATCTTGCAAAGCCTGTGCGATTTTATACGCACCTCGCTGCTTGTCCGTTAGTGCAACGAGTTCTTCAATAGTCTGTAAATTAGGCTGTATAAATTCCAGCAATGCAACTCGCTCCCGGTCTTCTTCAAGCATACGCTCAAGAATTTCCACTTCGAGCTTTTTACCCTCAAACTTCGTGGGTTTATCAGGCAAACCTTGTATCTCGTCGAATACCTTTGCGCGACGACGCAGCTTGTCATGCTTTGCCTGAAGGACCTCCAGCTGTGGTTCATCCTCGGCTAACTCAGCCACAGCCCTCTTATACTCATCGCGTTCTTTTACGTAAGTTTTGTATTCTTCGTGGTTTTCGAGTTGGACCTCTATTTTTGTTATTTTGCGCTTCAACTCTTTTGGGTCTACCGTTTTGACCTCCTGCCCGCACGTATCACATACACCAGTCTTGAACTTGCGTGCGTGGTCATACCGGTGTTCTAGGGACTCAAGCTTCGCCCTTAGTTCTTTTGGGTCGATCTGTGGGTCTTCCACCTTTGTGGGTTTCGTCAGCTTCTTGTTATACTTAATGCGGTTCTCGGTCTCCATAACAGAAGCTGCCACATGCATACGATCTTCTTCCGCTGAACCAAATTTTTTGCGTATATCTTTTGCTGAATACTTTTCCAGCATCTTCTGGCTTGACGGTGATAACCTCTCTAGAGCCTTGTGATAGCGCTTTACATCTTTTTGGTACTCTCGCCAGGCTTGAGCCTCAGCTAAGTCTGCTTTATTGACCTTGATGTTGTATTTTACGTCGGCCATTAATTCGTCGAAGCGTTCTGCCGACAAGTCGTCCACCACAAGCTTCAGGTACTGCTCTACCTGCTTCTTGGCGGTGCGCTCAAATGCAAGCAACTGCGTGATGTTCTGCAGGCGTTTGTTCTTTTCATGCAGATCGTCGAGCATAGCCCGCAACTTACGTCCCTTTGTTTTTAGGGCATCAAGATCGAGTCCCTCAATCTTTTCTTTAGCCTTCTCGTATTCTACCCGTAGTTCTTTGTAGGCGGCTTTGACTTTGGCAAGTTTAGAAAGCTCTGCCATGAACAGACGACGCTCAACGTCCATTCGGTCAAGGCCAAAGAAGGAGGTAAAGAACTTCTTACGCTCCGTTGATTTACCCATGACCAACGGATGGGGTACACGCGCATCGAGGTGAACGTAGGTATCGAAGTCCTCTGCTGTAAGTGGCAGTTTTTTGAGCCACGCCTTAGCTAACGGCTTGGTCCGGAATTTTGATTTACCCTTGCTCATAATCTTCAGGCCCGTTTTAGCCCTATCGATTTTGTACCGCTTACCCTCTATCTTGATGCCCAGGCTTCGTGTACCAGTCTTCAGTACGTCCGTCTTCTGCCCCACCATAGGTTCTTCATGTAGAATTTCCCTGATCTGCGAGAAGAAAAACGACTTACCGGCGCCGTTGCCGTTTCCTGTGGCCTTTCCGCTTACCTTATTAAGGCCATAGATGGTTGTTAGGCCGGGTACGAATTTGAACTCAACGTCTTTGAACAACAGTGCGTTTTTCAGTCTCAGGGATTCTAGTTCTAGCATGTTTAGTCCGAGGTTATGAAGTATTTGGCAAACGGGTAGTATGTATGCTGGGCGTGTTGTACCTTAAAACCGCTAAGGTAACAATAATGAGACGGCACCTCATCGCCGTCTTGAAAAAGTTCAATCGATATGACCTGATTTTCTTTGCAGTCGCTCAGCAACCATACCAATGTAAACTCAGCGTCGGGTTTTAACTGGCCGAAGTTTCTACCCAATCCTTTAGGCTGGCTGAGCTTCATCAAGATCGATCCCATAGGGACTACACAGGTATGGTTGACCGTCTCCAATTTCTTGATCTTCATTTCTCCACCATCGCTTTTATTTCTATGATGAGGCGGTAGAGGCGGAAGCTCAACACCTCTTCAGGTGAAGCCGCTGCACCCATGATCTGAATTTTGGCTTCGACCAAACATGCATTCGTAGCTGCCAAGACACCGAGTTTAACCGAACCCGCTGCCGCCATCAGGTCCTTTGCAGTTTTTGATGGCCACACTTTACGATGTCGCTTGCCCTCCAATACCGCACTGTTGAGGATGTAACTGTTTGCCCACATCAACTTATTTACGAACGTGAATGGTTCCTGAACATCCAACAGACTACGTTGAACAACCTTAAACTGCAGGTTGTAGACTGCCGCCATTACGGTAGCTGCCAAAGCATCGTCAGCGCTTTCCGTAGACGCGATGACGTCGGACAACTGCTGCTCGGTCAAACGCTTTGGTTTCTTCTCTAGACCGTCGTAATACTGACTGAGGGCCTCGACCATATTCGCTACCGTACGCATTTCCGAGCAACCTCTCACCAGGTCTTTCAATACCGTGTAGCCTTCCTCCAGTACGTAGCTCATTTTTTCCCGCTTTGCAATTCGTACTGCCTGCTTTAATAATTCTTTCGGCGAGTGCGGCTTCAGAACGAATTGCGAGCAACGGTTCAGCATGGCACGACCAGTCTCTGTAGCAGAGAACTTCGCAGGTTCCATTGAACAGATAATAAACGTCGTGTCCTTGGCAGGTTCCTCTAAGGTCTTCAGGATCGCGTTTGCTGCTTGCGGGTTACTGAGTAGGCCATGTGCTTCATCGATTAGAATAAACCGACGTTTGTGCTGCGCCCGAAATTTAGATTGCTGTTCTATCTGCCGAACGCTTTCGATTGACTTATCAGCGGCTGCATTGGTTTCTATGTAGTCCCTGCTCTGGCCAATACGTTCCAAACCATTGACCTGCGCAGCAAACGCTCTACCTAGCGTTGTCTTACCTGCAGACGTGGGGCCGAAGATGGCGATTGAGCTTGGTACCTTACCACTCTTAATCATGCCCAACATTCGTGTTACTGCTGCCTCATGACCGATAATTTGTTCGAGGTTCTCTGGTCGATATTTTGTGTGAAAGCTCATGCTTTGATCCAGTCTTTGGTTAATATTTTGCTACCATATTTTAATACCTCCGTCGCTATTACAAGCATTTCATCTTGAACGCCTGAATTACGAGGACATACCACAGTTGAGGTCTTGGTGTAGCATCCTGTATGCAGAACCGCGTGTCCGACTGATACAGACAGAAACACACCGTCCCACATGATGGTCATATAAATGATACCATCGCCACCAAAAGCCTTCTTGAAATTCTCCACCTTGTGCGCCGGAGGTGGAACCTCATGCCCGCAATACCAAAGCTTAGAAAGCCAAGGAGGAATTTTCATTTATGGTCCTTTTTCCATTGCTTGAGTTCACGCTTCATATACTTATGAACCTGAGCAGAAACTGATTCGTGCAGTTCAGCGATAATTTCTTCGTGGTCTTCACCCTTGCTGACCTCAGCGGTTTCCGTTATGGCAACTACTATGGGTTCAAACTGAACCACTTGTATGGTCTTGCTTATGGTAACCTGAACCGTCTTGCGTTGGGTTGTCATACCGAATTCCTCTTCAATTTAATTGAGCAACAGTATTTACTGTTCGCTTCTATGATGAACCAAGGGAAAAGGCCGGCCAGCCCTGCGGTGCCACTACACCGCTACCTTGGGGAATCTGTCTATTACTTAGTGGAGTATCCAAAATGCCTCGTATCACCAACCAACCTTTAGCCGCCACAATTGCGGCATATAAGGGGCGTCATTTCCCTTATACCAAACGATCTAATTATTTTCAGTACCTTTTAGGGCTTGCGTCTGAACTACACGATCTTAAAGATCACCGTATAACCCTTAATGTAGATGAGAATTACACCCAACATTATGTATATTTATATTGCAACCCGCTGAAGGCTTCCAACGGACCTATTGTTTGTCCTAGTGGTTTTGTGGTCAATACCAAATACGAAATATTTTACGTAGGAAAGGGAACCAAAAATAGAGCCTATGCGCACCTTAAAGAAGCTGCCAACTACAAAGGTAGTTTAAAAGGCCAGTATAAAATCAGCATCATTCGATCCATATGGAAGGCTGGAAAACAACCGAAGATCATAATAATGCCTACGCGAGTCAGTGACTATTTGGCACAGGCTTTTGAGATCGATTTAATAGCTGGAATTGGCCGAAAAGACACGAGGATAGGGACACTTGCTAATCATACGGATGGAGGTGACGGTACTGTAGGCTATATTCATACGGATGAGTGGAAGGCTAATAACTCCTACCGCATGAGAGGTAACAATCATGCCACAGGCACTATCAGAACTGAAATACAAAAACAATTAGATAGGAAGCGAATGACAAATAATAAATTTGCATTAGGGTTAAAACATACTAATGCTTGGAAAAATGCTGCGTCGGAGCGTATGATAGGTAATAGTCACGCACTGGGTTTGAAGCATGACGATGCTTGGAAAAAGGCAAATAGTCAGAGAATACAAGGTAATCAATATGCAGTAGGGTATAAGCACACCGATGCATGGAAGAAAGCACATTCTGAACGGAACGGTAGGAGCCTTACTTATAAAGGTAAAACTCTGTCCGTCACTGCTTGGGCTTTGGCCCGTGGAATCAACCGTGCTACCTTGCATACCAGGTTATTTAGAGGTTGGTCAACCGCTGCGGCTTTAGGTTTTGGCGCGTATAACATAGAGCGTCACTGAGACGGTTTTTCGTTGCGCACTGGGCATAGCTTTTGCTCCGGTTTATAGGTCACAATATTGCCGTAGCGATTGACGTACACCAAGTCATCTTCTTGGTTGTACGCCACATCCCCATGATTCGGCAACTTCTTTATATTTGGTACGGCACCAGGTCTGAAGGATCGAAGCAAAGGTCTTTTGCCGTACCAATCGAAAAGCTTTATCCAATTCATATATCCTCCCTTACGCTGTTATTTACTAGCCTCCTCCACCCGTTACGTGTCCTGTCTGCGGTATAACTGGCAGCCCTCGTGGTATTAATGAAAGGTGGCATTTCAATAATTGTCGCTATAGGGTTGTAAGCGGTAAATAATTTTTACGTAAACCAGACTTGAATGCTCTTAACAAGGCACTCTTCAAGTCTGGTTTTTTGCATTCTTTACAGAAATAATTTGAACATGAACCATATTTTGCTAGCGCCATTGCCTCAGCTTTGGTTTCGACATTCATCACCTCCTCGTGTTGTCGCATGTAACGTTTCGTTCTTTTTATAATACGCCTGATATCGTCAATGTCCAAAGTTTTGGTCCACATTACTGGTTGACTAGGATCATCGCGAGGTACAAAGAACAAAATGATGCCTTTAACCTTTATGCCATACTTAAGACGTAAAAAAGCAGCATAGGTTTCTATCTGTTCTTGATATACTACACCCGGTGTTTTAGACTTACCAAGAGCCCCCCTAAGGGAAGTTGATTTGTAATCAACCACCCAGTAGTTACCAGCCTTATCACGGTATACTGCGTCTATGTGCCCCACCAATTTTCGAGTTGGGTGTTTTTTGAATGAAAAATCTATTCCTATTTCTTCGTAGTGGCATGAAAAATCACAGCACTCGTTTTTAAAGGAGAGTGGGTATTTTTTACGGCATATCTTACATTGCCAATCTCCTAAGAATACCCCCTTACCGTTATGAGTATGCTTTCCCAAAAATGTCTGCAACACAGTATGCATGCTGGTTCCAATGTTGACAAAGAAATTCCCACGCATGTCCATGCTTCTATATACACCATGTGTAGCATGTCGTATAAAAAAAGACACCGGGCAGAAAGGTAATTGGGATGGTCGTATAGCTTTTATACGACCAGGGTGTTGTTTGTCCAACGACGACGAATCTAATGCCTGAGAATATATTGCCAGCAGTTCATTCGCTACTTGTTTAGGTTTCATTGGCATCAATTTTATGGTAGTTTATTATGGAGGATTAACGTGAACGTACAACTCACCGATTTTGGGGTAACCCTTTTCAACGCAAGCTCGCTACCACCGATCCTCAACATTTACAAGTTGGGTTCGGACTTCAATTTTCTACCCTCTGAGTCAGATACGGACATACACGGTGTACAAGTTGGTCCCGTAGGTGGTATTCCTTCGCTACCAGAAGCCTTAACGGGTAACCTGATACGCTACTCCGTTTTCTTGGATAACAGCGTAGGTCCTTTCGACTTCGGTAACGTCGGTTTGTTCTTGGGCACAAATTTGGTGGGTTTGGCTGCGAGCACCACGCCTATCACTAAAATTAACGACACCACGACGCCTGGTAACTCGTTGCGCATCGATATGTATATTTCGTTGGTCGGCACCAACTACGAAGCTTGGGCCGATCTTGCTGAGTCCAACAATCGTTTCCAAGTAGCTCGGTTGTCCTCACCTGATGTAATGCCACCGGCCAAAGATTCGACGCCGAATATGTACGTCATTTCTGGCGCAGATACAACGCAGAGCAGCATCTTGGCCTACACTGATCGTGAGGGTCTGTGGAACTTCGACTCCTATCAATTCAGTTCGGTACTTAGCGCACCGATCGTCGGCTTTGATAGCGAGTCGGTTACCATTGCTAACGCTGATTTCTCCAGCGATTTGACACCAAGCTATTTTGGCCAACTGATATTGCAGTTCGTGACGGGTTCGCTTTACTCGATCTGCCGCTACATCAAAACCGTAGTTGTCAACGCGCAGACCACTACGTTGGGTTTTAATACACCGTTGGCCATAGAGCCAATTGTAGGTGACAAATTCCAGGTCTTCAAACGCAACGCCGCCACTGTTGCTTCTAGCCTACCAATTGCTACGGCAGTAACGTTAGGTGCTATCAAGATCGGACGTGGTCTGTAGTTCAACCAGATGGTACTTGTTCTATCGATCCAACGTTGCTGGGCATGGTGACCTCGGTCAATGGTCAAACGGGTGCTGTGGTCGTCAATGCTGCCAACTTACCTGGTCTTTCGCGTGTAGGTCAAACTGGCCTCTACTCCGATCTTATTGGGGCACCTCCACCGTACGTGTTACCACCAATGTCTACCAGCGTGCGCGGTGGGGCACGGCTGGGTCCGTCTGGTAATCTGACGATCTTCGGAATCGATCAACTCGATCTGAGTTTTCAACCAGTTAAGGCCGTGAATGGCTTTATACCTGATGGAAACGGCCTAGTAACTGTCCCAATAAACGCAATAGGTTTGGTGAATCCGCAAGCCATCCCTTTGGGAGTCAGTCTTGATTCCTATACCACTACCGGATTATTTACTGTTACGGCTGCTGTTGCTGCTGTACTTGGAAGCGCACCTTCGGAAGAGGCTGCTACCTTGGAGGTGGTTCCGCTGAGTGTCACTGGTACGGGTGATTCTGTTCAACGCTGGTCTACTATGACCTCAATGTTCTGGCGCAAATCTACCAACGGCGTCTGGGGTCCATGGAATCAGGTAGCGAACTCTGTTATCGCCACAACGACTTCGTTAGGTGTCATCAAAGTTGGCAGTGGGTTGGCCATTGCTGTCGATGGTACACTGTCGAGTGCCTACAACCTGCCGATAGCGTCCGGCGCTGTTCTAGGTGGTGTACGCATTGGCGCTGGTTTGACCGTCGATCAATTCGGGACCATCAGTGTTACGCAAACGCTACCAATAGCAACGACTACGCTGCTAGGTGGTGTAAAAGTGGGTTCTGGTCTAAACGTTCAAACGGATGGTACATTGAGTGTTGCGCTGCCAATAGCAACCTCATCTTCTCTAGGTGTTATTAAAGTTGGTAGCGGCTTGCTTGTTCAAGCAGACGGTACACTGTCTACGAACTTCCAGTTGCCTACTGCGTCTAGTTCGGTACTGGGTGGTATCAAGATTGGTACTGGCTTGAGCATCGACGCTAACGGTGTCGTTTCCGCCTCCTCGACCTACACTCTACCAATTGCGTCCTCGTCTGTATTGGGGGGCTTTAAAGTCGGTAGTGGTTTGAGTATCGACGCTAACGGTGTACTGACTGCCACCACTTCGTACAACCTGCCGATAGCTACGGCCTCCATTTTGGGTGGTGTGAAAGTCGGTAGCGGTTTGAACGTGGACGGCACTGGCGTATTAAGCGTTGCTTTACCCATAGCTACCACTTCATCGTTGGGTGTTATCAAAGTGGGCACGGGTCTTACTATCGACGGCAACGGTGTGTTGTCTTCGACTGGTGGGTACACACTACCGATAGCATCGACTACGTTGCTTGGTGGCGTGAAAGTGGGCACTGGATTAACGATTGGTGGAGACGGTACGCTCAACGTTAGTTCGACCTACACGTTGCCGCCTGCAACAGCGTTGACGCTAGGTGGTGTGAAAGTAGGTACCGGTATTAACCTTGCAGGCGACGGCACTATCTCGGTGACACCGGTTGATGTCTCAGGTAAACTTAACATCGTAAGTGGTGTTGCACAGGGTTTGCAACTGAAGGTCAATGCTATTGGTACAATAGGATCGTCAGTGCCTGGTAATCTGGTCACTGCTAACGTGAATAGTGCGACATTTACTGGTGGCGCTGCGACATGGACCTTCAGTGGTTTTGTTGCAGGGGCATATGGTGAGATTGAGTTTTTCCTGACCAACGCTGGCCTCGCAACCCACGCATTTCCTGCGGCAGTTCACTGGGTAAATCCTGACGGAACCACTACCACCTCATTCACGACATACATCGGTAATCAACGTACTGGTGCAACGAACTTCCAGACCTCTGGTACTGACTTTGCAATATTCTGGTCCATAGACGGTGGTACAACAATCTTCGCGCGGGTGATGTAATGCTGCTCAAAAAATACTTACACAAAGGCATTTCGGTAACACCTCCACCTACAGATGGGACGTATGGTTACTATAAAACAGGCACAAGTGGGACAAACTCCACCACTCGCTATACATTCGCCGACAACACCATAGCTACAGGACCCAATCTTACCCAATCAGCACCTCGGGTTGGTGCTTCAAATACCATTATGGGAATATTCCTTGTATCAGGGTCCGTAGCGGCCTCTGGTAAACTGGTGTTTTCATCGTTGGTGGCGTCCAACACAGCGTCATTAGGGTTAACGACGGGTACTGGTGGTACCGGATTTGGTAATTCAACTCTCGGTCTTTTCGGTGCCTCCTCAGGCAGTGGTAATGCTATAACAGCCAAATATACATATGCCGGAGACGTGATAGCACCCGGGTCTTTGTTGACAACCAATATTAACAGCGGTACTTCTTGCGGAGACGCAAATAGAAATCTTGTGGTGTTCGGGGGTGCAGGTGGAAATACCACCACAGAAAATTATTATTATGCCGACGACTCCGTAGCACCGGCAACTGCTTTAGTGAACGCTTCGTTTAATGGTGCCTCGTGTAGTAATTCCACCAAAGGTATAATACTTGTGGGTGGTGTAGCCGCGACAAAAACAACCAATAGCTACACGTGGGCTTCTGAGACTGTTGCACCCGCAACTTCTATGCTTACTGTAAATGGTAACAGCCTTAAAGCCGCAGGTAACGGTACTGTGGGGGTATTTTCAATGACAACGGTTGGTGACGTTAATGTCTACAACTACAGTGCAAACACTACCGCAGCAAGTACCTTATTTAATAGCATAAACACAGCAGCTCCGGCAGCCGTCAGTAATGGCATAAGCGGCGTAAACACTTAAAGGAATTCAAATGTTCGTACAACTGACAAATTACGCAGTGGCCCAACTGCAATCCTCCGCTGGTCCGATAACGCTCGACACCTTCAAGTTAGGATCAGCCTATAACTACGTACCGCTGCCTACCGACGTTGATATCCACGGTTCGCTGATAGCACAAGGCGCGCCGTCGGCACCAGCTGCGGCTAATGCTAACGTCGTCAAATATTCAATATACCTCGATTACAATGCTGGTCCATACGACTTCGGTGAATTCGGCCTGTACCAAGCTGGTAACTTGTTCGCCCTTGGCGTGTCAACTGAATTGATTGCCAAAACAGCAGTCGGTTTGACCGTCGGTAATTCGATACGCATTGACGTCTACCTTTCGATGGTAGGTGACAATTACCTGATGTGGTTTGACCTTGCGGAGTCCAACAATCAATTTCGTGTAGCAGCTTTGAGTTCGCCCGATGTATTGCCGCCGTCGGCTGACGCTACACCAAATATGTACATTATACAGGGGGCAACTACGCAACAAAGCCCACTATTGGCCTACACGGACCGCCAGGGGCTGTGGAACTTTGACGTATACCAGTACTCGACCATTTTATCGGCAACAGTCATAGGGTTCGACAGCCATTCGATTACGATTGGCATTGCTGATTATTCTGAAAACATGGTGCCCGGTTATTTTGGGCAACTCATCATAGAGTTTATTACAGGTCCTCTGTACTCGATCTGCCGTTATGTGAAGACCACTATCGTCAGTGGCACCACAGCGACCCTGAGTTTCAATACACCGCTAGCCATAGAGCCTCAAGTCGGTGATAAATTCCAAATGTTTACCCGTGCGACGGCCTCCATTGATTTGATGGTCCCCATTGCCACGGCCTCTGTACTTGGTGGCATCAAGATTGGTGCAGGTTTGATCGTGCAACCCGACGGCACCTGCTCCGTCGATCCACACTCTATCGGTGCGGTGACTTCTGTGAACGGTATGGTTGGTGACGTTATCATCAATGCTACAAATCTGCCAGGTCTTTCTGCGGTAGGTAAAAGCGGTTTGTACTCTGATTTGATTGGTGCACCACCAGCTTATGTACTACCACCAATGTCGTTGTCGGTACGCGGTGGTGCTAAGTTACCAACAAACGGCAATATCGTAATCACTGGTACTGACGTAATCGATTTGGGTTTTGCACCTGTTAAGAAAGTCAATGGCTTGAGCCCAGACGCGAGTGGTAACGTCACCCTTGCCGCTTCTGTTATTGGTCTCATAAACCCAACAGTAATTCCGTCCGGCGCGGATATGAACAACTACACTGTAACTGGTTTGTTCATCATAACAGCTGCCGTCAGTTCAACTCTGGTGGACGCGCCTTCTATTGTGGGCCTGGATGCCACGCTAGAGGTTATCCCCCTTACGGTTGGAGGTAGTGGTAATTCTGTGCAGCGTTGGACAACTGCCAACGATCAATTTTGGCGCAAGTCTACTGGTACCGTATGGTCTGCATGGCAGCAAGTGGCTACAGGATCGACTATTGCTACAGCAACGGTTTTGGGGCAGGTAAAGGTAGGGAGTGGTCTGGCTGTGACAGGGGACGGTACGCTTAGTGTGACCTCGACCTATACGCTACCGACGGCTACTACCTCTGTTTTAGGCGGAGTGAAAGTAGGTACTGGTTTGGCGGTAGCTGGTGACGGAACTCTCAGTGCTACTTACGCCCTCCCAATCGCCTCAAGTTCCGTATTGGGCGGTATCAAGATCGGTACAGGGCTTTCGATAGCAGGTGATGGAACCGTGAATGCAACTTCTACCTACACGTTGCCTGTTGCTACCACTACTACATTAGGTGGCGTGAAGGTCAGCACCGGTCTTTCTGTTGCTGTCGATGGTACATTGAAAGCAACTCTGCTGACTGTTAATGGAATAAGTCCTGATGGTAGCGGGAACGTTACGATACCTGGTGACGCTACTAAACTGAATATTACCAACGGTGTTGCGACAGGTATCCGCATGACGTTCGTTAACATTGGCACCTTAGCTTCTGGTGCAGGAGTTAGCTTGTCTCAGGCTACTGCAAACGTGCAGGCAGTAACATTCACTGGTGGCGCTTGTACCTGGACTATTGGTGGTTGGCCTGCTGCGAACGTTTATGCAGAGGTGCAAATGCGGCTGGTAAACGCAGGGCTTGCTACCCATACATTCCCAGCCGCAGTTACTTGGGTTAATCCGGATGGTACATTTACCACCTCATTCGCTACCTACATGACTAATCAACGAGGGACCACAAACTTCCAGTCATCCGGCACGGATTTTGTTGTCTTCTTTACCGACAATGGTGGTACGACAATTTATGCGCGGGTGATGTGATGTTATCCAAAAAATTCTTTTCCGCAGGGAAGGTCATTCTTACAGACGGAACTATAGGTCTGTTCGCCAACTTAAATGTAAGTTCGACCTTCCAGTTCTCCAATGGAGCGTCAGCGGCGAGTACTTCACTGGGGAGTGGTATAACACCACGTAGTGGATTTGGTCCCAACTCACGCGGTATTTTTATATTCGATAGCCAGTTACCGACAAAGTCGTACGCTTTTTCCAATGCTGCGGTAACTACGTCAGCTTCATTGATAGCTACTGGTCTTAGTGGAGGTGCCGTTGGTAATAAAACGTTAGGTATAGTCGCTGGCAGCAGAACAAGTAATGCAACGTCCAAGTTTACCTATAGCCCAGAGTCTGTTGCATCAGGAACCGCTTTGGGAACAACAGGCAACGGCGGGCACATAACTGCATTCGGAAGTAAAACAGTCGGTATATTTATTACCCCTGTTTTAAGCCCGCAGCTGCCAAACAAATATACCTATGCCGGCGACGCAGTGTCGACAACCACATCTTTGGGCTACAGTCCTACACCTGGTGGGGCCATAAGTAATGGTGTAGTAGGTTTGATATGTACCAACAGCAACAGTACGGCACCTATCAAATATACCTTCTCGTCTGATTCTAGTAGTTCTGGTAGTGTTCTCGGCGATTTGGCTCAGACAGGGTGCGGTACTAGCACAAATGGTTTTTTTGCATTAGCGACAGGAAATCACATTGCGCAATACACGTACTCAGGTGACGTAGTAACATCTGGTTACGTATTGGCCAATGCTTCTATAACAGCTTCAGCCGCTAATGGTACGTTGGGTGTCAACGTTTATTAAAAAGCCCTTTGGTTTTAGGGTATAAGAAGTCTTGATATTCGTACCAAGCTCTTGTCATCCCTTGACGTGTTTTCTTAGGGACCTTCAACTCCTCTATGTCTGGTAACGCAAGGTCAGTAACAAGCTCAACAAGTTTGCGATTCAACCGTAGTGCGACGGTATTTACGTTTAACCAACGTTTGTCCTCTGCGGTTCCCTTCGCGTACCATTTTTTAAACGACCCGTATTGCTGGATCATCTTTTTGGCTTTCCCAGGGCTCATAAGCTCTGGTATGTTATCTGTGGAGTCGCCTATCAGAGTCTGAAACATGACCATCTGATTTATGGCGACTCCTTTTCTTTTTACGGCTCGTTTTTCGTCTATGAAAATCGGCGGCTTGGTCGTCGAGTTGTATAACCTGACGCGCGCGCTTAACAATTGGTAGCTATCCTTGTCAGCAGTTCCTATAACAGTAGGCAGGGTATATTGCGCTGCTGCGGAGGCACCAATATCGTCGGCCTCGTGTTTAGAATTTTGTTTGAACACCCAACCAAGTTCTTCCACCAGCTTTCGCACATGCGGCAAGTACTGGTATATATCTTTGCCGCCCTCCTCTTCCGAATCATTCTTACCACCTCCTCTATTCGCCTTATATTCTGGGTAAAGTTTATAGCGGAAAACATTTGGTCCGTCGAACGCAATGAGCAGGTGTGTTGCTTTTACCGCTGCTGCATCTTTGCATACTAAGCCTACAAAATTCATAGGCAAAACGTCCTCAATTGGTCGTGATGTTTTGAGTGTAAAAAAGCATCTGTGTAAGTACCAATTCCCATCTATCACTAGCAAGCGTTCCATGATCGTCCTGTAAGAGGTTTTTAACTATTTACTGTCTCAATTTTATCTTATTTACGAAGGAGACTCTAGTGGATATGCAGAACCCATTCGGGTATCCAATAAAGCAATATGTTATCGTACTTGCGGTTGCCTGCGCTGGCGGAGTAGTCAAATATATTAACTCAGCAAAGAAATTCCACTTTGGTCGCCTTATCATTGACATCATTACTTCTGGTTTTACTGGCGTTATGACTTTTTGGTTTTGCGAGTCAGCCAACATCCACGGCCCCATGAGTGCCATCATGATTGCAGTTGGTGGTCTAATGGGTAACAAGGCATGGAAGGAATTCATCGCCATCTTCCGTGCGAAACTCGGCGTACCTCAAATCCCTGAAGATAAAGAGGCTAACAAATGAATCTCATTCCTGTTTCAGTTGGTTTGAAAATCAAGGCATGGTGGTCCGCAGGATGGACCGTCTCCACCTTGATATGCGTTCCCGGCCTATTAGCGCTTTCTGCTTATTGGGTCGCGGGAGGTGGGATGAAGGCAACGTTTGTGGCGTCGCATGAAACACATCATGTTACGCAAGGCAGAAATACGATTGATCTGGTGGCAGTTGAATTACCTGGCCAAGTTCTTTACAAGATGCGTCTCGTTGATGCGAATGGAGTTACTGTCTATTCGTACCCCCAAGAGTTGGCATCTGGCAAAGAATTTGGCAATCTTGTCGTTAAAATTCCTAGTTCGGTAAAAAACGGCGAGTACGATCTGTATTCTGAAATGACGTATGCAAAGAATCCTATACGTACCGAGACAGTTGAAATCAAACTGGCTCACGTGAACGTGGGGGACTGATATGGTAAGGTCCCTGGTAATCGCCTTCTTCACAGGCGTAGGGATCGTCAGTCTTCTGCCCATGTATTGGTACGTGCAGCCTGACCATGAATTCGACAGGCCTGTAGTACATCTGGTAGAACAGCAATTCGGCCACAGCGCCGTATTAGACATACCAGTTAAAAACTTCGAGATTGGTAAGAGTACTTCACTTAAAGTCTCGATAGTGGACAACCAAGACAACGTTGTTCGGGAATTCTCAAGCGAAATAACCACGGACTCCAAGTATAAGGTATTAACAGGAGACCAGATTCCTGAAGGTGAGTACGCTGTTTACGTAGATGTGGCCTATCAACTTAATCCTATACGCAGCAGCAGTCAAGGTTTTCAACTAGCGGTACTTCGAGTGAAAGGAACTCAATGATTACCCTCAATCAACTTACCACATTCTGCAAAGCGGCAGCAACCCAAGCTTTGGTAGACGCAATAAATCAAACTCTGGTTCGATGTGACATTAACACACCGCGTCGGCTTCGTTATTTTATGGCCCAAGCGTACCATGAGAGCCAGGCGTTCACGCATTTCGCCGAGGACCTGTACTACCTCGATCCTAATCGTCTTGTAGCAGTGTGGCCGCGTCACTTTACCATGCAGTTGACAGACGCATCGAAAGCCTACGCACCCAACTACGTCAAGAATAGTCAGAAGCTCGGGAGCCTAATATACGCTAACGAATATGGCAATGGCGATGTAGCGTCTGGTGACGGATACAATTTCCGTGGTCGCGGTATATTCGGTCTTACGTTCCGAAGCAATTATGCTGCATGTTCGACCGACGTCTACGGTGATGATCGTCTGGTTCAAAACCCAGACTTGGTAGCCCAGTTACCTGGCGCAGTTGATAGCGCAGGGTGGTTCTGGAGTCATCACGGGTTCAATGCTTTGGCTGACGCTGACGCACTGACCTCCATGACTGAGGTTCTGAACGGTTCCGCTATAACCGTACCAGCGCGTCTCCAAGTGTTGAACGTGGCGAACTCAATATTCTAAGGAGACGGCAATGGGTACGGAATCAACATTCTACTACCCGGTCGTAGTTCACAAGGACACCAATTCAAACGAAGCACTGGCGCCAGTATTGACTGCATTACCGTTGACGGCTTTATCCGAAGAAGTGGTTATGTTGCAGTTAGGCGTTGGTAATTTTGGCCAAGGTATATACGTCTATGACGGACGCTGGAAATACAGCGCACCCATGTATGAGGTGACTTCCAACCTTACACGTAGCGGCACAATCGATGTTTACACCGGATTGATTTCCGATATAACCGTTGATAGTAGTGCAGTCGTGTACAGAAATGGCCAGCTGCTGAACAGTAATGTGTTATCGGCAGGTTCAGCAGTGTACATAGTATTTACCCCTGGTGCAGGTGTTCCACCAAAACCGCCGGGGCCTGATCTTTTGGCCTACACAGCAGTAACTGATGTGAGTGGTCACCGTGTGATGAAGATTGCCATAGGAGGTGTAACCTACGCCTCCTCCGACGATATCACAGCGGCAAATCTCGTTCTAGGCATTACCATCGGGTCAGCTGTAGCTGGTGCGATAGTTGATGTTCAACTGAGCGGTGAGTTAACTGAACCAAGCTGGAACTGGACACCGGGTCTACCAGTCTTTTGCGGTATAAGCGGGTACCTAACTCAAGATGTGCCGACAAGTGGCTTCGTAATTATTGTAGGTCAGGTAACAACACCACAGACGATAATCGTCACTATTAAAACCCCTATCATCATCGGAGATTAAATCATGGGTACTTTGTCTACCAAGAAATTCATCAAGAACGTTGCAGGTACACTGACCGAAGAGTATGCCTTGACAACCAGTGCTGGTGCAGCGGATGCCAATAAACTGCCAGCACTCAACGCAAGCGGTGTACTGGACATCACGATTATCAATGGTGTTGTGGTATCGACCGGTGCCTCCAATGCTGGTCAAACGCCAATTCTCGATAGCACTGGTCGTTTGGACGTGAGCGTAATGCCTGTCGGTATTGTGCCAGAAACGTCAGTAATCATTGCCTCTGAGGCTTTGGCAGCGGGTAGTTTGGTCAACGTATGGAACAACGCGGGCGTTGCCAACGTGCGTAAGGCTGACGGTTCGACGTCAGGTAAGGAATGCGACGGCTTTGTTTTGGCCGCAGTTGCTGCTTCTGGCAGTGCGCTTGTCTATTTCGAGGGTACGAACACGCAGGTAAGCGGTCTGACACCAGGCTTGCAGTTCCTGAGCAGTACGACCGCTGGAACACCTAGTGCAACTGCTCCTACTGGTTCAGGTGACACGGTACAGCGCGTTGGCTTCGCTGTGTCAGCAACCGCAATGGTGTTCCAAGCATTGCAGCCAATAGTACTGGCGTAATATCATGGCTACCTCTCGCCCAGTAGTAGTGCAGGCGGGGGTAACTAAGGAAATTGCGACGACCGACCTTCATTTGATCGGCATGGAGGCAAACGTTTCAAAGACTGTGGTGGCTACGAACGGGTTGACGGCTCAAACTCTGTCAACTCGTCGTACCATACTAACGGGCACTGCAGGCATCACGTTGACCATAACCCTTCCTACAGCAGCAGCCGCAGTTGATGGTCAATTGATGACCATTATGTCTACGGCAGGTAGAGCCTTGGTTACGTGGACCAGCACTGGTGCCTCGGTAACTGGTCTTCCTACAAGCCTTACAGCAAACGCCGCAGTCACCCTTATTTACGATACAGCTTCACTTCGCTGGTACTTAACCTAAGATGGAAAGAAAATGACAACGCTATCAAAATTCTACTACCAGGTGACGATGCATCAAGATGCTGAGTCAAATACCTACTTGGCACCTTTTGTTGCTGCACTGCCTTTGGTGCAGAACATGGAGGATATGGTTGTCATTCTCGGGCTAGATGTAGGTGTAACCGCCCAAGGTTTGTATGTGTTCGATGGCATTCAGTGGCGCTTCACAATGCCAATGCCAGCTATCTCCGCGTGCATTATTCGAGGCGACGCACTGGACATTTATTATAACCGAACGGATGACGTCACTGTTCCTGTATTCTCGTCTGTCTACAAAAACGGACAACTGCAACCTGGCAATGTGATAGTACATGGTACCTCGGTGTACGCCGTGCGCACGCCCCCACCAGGTCAAACTCCGGCCGTTACGCTCGTCAATGGACAGACTGGCGTAGTGACCATCAATGCGGCAAACTTGCCGGGTCTTGCGCGTGTTGCACAGACTGGCGCCTACACTGACCTGGTTGGTCTTCCACCCGCGTATCAACTGCCGACTGCGACCAACGTAAGTCTGGGTGGCGTCATTGTCCCATCTACGTCGGCAATTCTGGTGGACGGTAGTGGTAACATCGATCTGAAGGCTTCTGTTTTGGCCTCAATCAGCGGTGCTATACAAAATGTTCAAACGACTGGCACTGGTAATTCGCTGGTCTTCTCGTCCAGCGCTCCTACTGCCAAAATCAAAAGCATTGCAGCGGGCCAAGGTATCACGATATCGGATGACAACAATGGCACGCTGACTGTAGCAGGTCAAGAAGTACTCGCTCCAGCAACGACAACGGCACTAGGTGGCGTCATTGTTCCTGGTCCTAATATAGTGGTTGATGGTAGCGGTAACATAGATATCAGCCCAGCACTGAAGACCACAATTAATGGTAAGCTGACAGCCGTGCAGGACTCGATGCCTTCTAGTGGTCAATCGCTAATCGTAGGCACTGTTGCTGACGTTGTGAGCCTTAACACCATTGCAGCGGGTCAAGGTATTGCAGTATCGGCTACTGGTGGTGCAATAACCATAAGTTCTGACCTCGGCCCTGCCACTAATCTTGCTCTGGGTTTGGTGCAAGTTGGTAATGGCCTAAACGTGACGTTGGCTGGTCTGCTGAGTCTCGCACCGGCCACTGCCACAACGTTGGGTGGTGTGATAGTAGGTGCTGGCCTGAGTGTAGCAGTGGACGGAACCATTTCATATGTTTTACCTACTGCGTCGTCGTCTGTACTTGGAGGCATCAAAATCGGCAATGGTTTGTCAATAGCTGGTGACGGTACGGTTACAGCAGCTAGTGCCGTCCCTGCAACGGCAACCACAATTGGTGCCATTATAGTCGGCTCCGGCCTGAGTGTCCTGCCTAATGGAACACTTAGTGTGGTTTTCCCCGTAACTTCGGTCAACACGAAAACCGGGGATATAGTCATAACGGGTTCTGGTGGCATAGCTGTCGATAACAGTGGCAGCAGTGTGGCGCTTTCATTGTCGTTAACGCAGGGACAGATTTTGGCGGCCTTGGGTTACACTCCTTATGATGCTGCGAATCCAGCTGGTTACATAACTGGTAACCAGCTGATTACAGTCACGGGTGACGTCCAAGGTACTGGTACAACTGCACTTCATTTGACGTTTAGTCCTAGCGGAGTAACGCCTGGTGTTTACACACAGGTAACAGTGGATGCACGAGGTCGGGTAACGTTGGGTGCAAATCCAACTACATTGGCAGGTTACGGTATCGTAGATGCGCTCAACTCGGTAACGGGTGGTAACGTGAGTGGGACCGTAACTTTCAACTCCGGCGCCAAGTTGACGGGGATACCTGACCCTCTGTCGGCTAATGATGCAGCAAACAAAAATTACGTCGATACGCAATTCCAAGGTGTTGCAAACGGTACAGTGTGGAAAGCAAACGCGCAGGTCGCGACTACCGCAAATCTGCCTGCTCTCAGTGGTTTGTTGACGATTGACGGTTACGCAACGCAAGCTGGTGACCGAGTGTTGGTCAAAGACCAAACGGATCAAACAGCAAACGGTGTTTATTTGGCTAACAGCGGAGCCTGGACCCGTGCGCTTGATCTGGTGAATGGTACCGAGTTAGTTGGTATGGCAATTTTGGTACTGAACGGCACTAATAACGCGCTTTCACAGTGGGTTGACACTGCGGTGCCTCCAATAACCGTAGGCACGACAAACATCGTCTACGCAAAATTGCAGCCACCTCCACCTGCTTATACCGCAGGTGCTGGTCTTCAAATCGCAAGTAATCAGTTTTCGATTGCTCCGACTGGAGTAACACCTGGTAACTACAGTAAGTTTACAGTCAACTCTCTGGGTCAGATCACCAACGCTTCGGCATTGACCACAGCAGATATATCAACAGCAATAGGATACACCCCTTACAACGCTACGAACCCTGCGGGCTACATATCGACAAACCAACTCATCACACTGAGTGGTGATGCTACTGGTACAGGTTCGACTACGTTGGCACTAACTCTGGCAACTACGGGTGTGACTCCTGGTACTTATACTCGCGTGACTGTTGATTCTAAAGGTCGTGTTACTGTAGGTGCGAATTTGGCCCCTTCAGATATCTTGGCGGCCCTTGGTTTTACGCCTGTCAATAAGGCAGGCGATTCGATGCTGGGTGCCTTCAATTACAACATCGCACAATCGGTGGCATCCGCTACCAGCACTCCGATAGGGGCGGCAACCAGTAACGTCATCAATATAACGGGAACAACCACCATCAATGGCTTCGACAGTACAGCTGGCGGCGCACTGCGTATCCTGACGTTTAAGGCATCTCTAACGTTGGTAAGTTCGCCAGCATTGATTCTACCTACCGGGTCAGATATAGTGGTGCAACCTGGTGACGTTGCGCTGTTCATTTCTAATGGTGGCACGGTATGGCAGTGCTTGAGTTTCATACGCGCGGATGGTACACCGCTAGTAGGTGCCCCTGATCCAACGAAGTTGCCGTTGACGGGTGGTACGTTGAGTGGTCAGCTTAACTACGCACCGACCGTTACTTTGGCAGCACAAGGTATTCTTCCAGCTGGTTCTGCCGCTGCAAATGATATTTTGGTTACTGGAACTGCTACGATTCAGTATTTCGACTCAGCCCCAGTCGGTGCCATAAGACACGTAACGTTTGCCAGCACGCCGATGCTGCTTAACAGCCCAACAATGTTACTTCCTACCGGCGCTAATATAGTAGCTACAGCTGGTGATACTGCTGGATTCATTGCAACCGGTGTGGGTTGGAGGTGTGTTTATTATCAGCGTGCTAGTGGGCAATCACTTGCACCAAGCTCCGATCCAGCGAAATTATCTGTGACCGGAGGCAGTCTCACGGGTGCTTTGAATTTGGCTCCAACCGTGACTGTGGCATCGGCAGCTAATACTCCGATTGGTGCTGCTAACTCTAACGATATAACTATCAGCGGTGTTACCAGCATAGTGGCATTCGACACTATTACCAGCGGTACAGTTCGCAAACTGACGTTTGCTGGTTCTTTGACGCTGACTTACAATTCGACGTCATTGATTCTACCTACAGCGGCTAACATTGTTACGCAAGCTGGCGATGGTGCGCAGTTTACGTCTTTGGGTTCTGGTAACTGGAGGTGTGATTACTATACGCGAGCTAACGGGTCCCCATTGGCTGGTTCACCAGATGTTACCAAATTGCCGTTAGCCGGTGGTACGATGACGGGTCCCATAAATCAGGCGCCGACTGTAAATATAGCATCCTCTACTACGGTAAACATTGGGGGATTGGCAAGTAACGATATACTCATAACCGGCGCCAACATAATAACCTCATTTGGAACCATCGCAGCTGGCGCAGTGCGCCGTGTATCTTTTAACGCAGCGGCGACGTTGACTTACAACGCAACGTCTATGATTTTGCCGGGTGCTGCCAACATAGTAACAGCCGCTGGTGATACTGCACAGTTCACTTCGTTGGGTGGTGGTAACTGGCGCTGCGATCAATATCAGAAGGCGAATGGTCAAGCGGTTAGCGGTGCCTCAACTCCATTCAGCACCCTTCAAGAGTTTGATGGTTCGGCCACTAACTTGGCTGCTCGTTTTGCCAACGCAGTGGAAGCCGCAAGTATAGTTGGCGGCAGTATTGCAGCAGCCCAAAACTTCTATGTCAACACTGGTGCTGTTCAGTACTATACCTGAGCGGCTGGTACCAACTGGGTGTGGAACTTCGTAATGAGTTCTAGCACGACTTTGAATGCGGCAATGGCTATTGGTGATTCTTTGACAGTGGTTGGATTGGTAACGCAGGGTGGCACCGGCTTCTTTACAGCAACCGTTAAAATAGACGGTGCTACACTGACGCCTAAGTGGTTGGGTGGTGCACCGACATCAGGTAACGCTAATGGCATCGATGTTTATACCTTCACCATCATTAAAACCGCAGCATCGACGTACACGGTTCTTGCGTCCGTAGCGCAATTCAAGTAATTTTATAGGTGAGACCATGACACTAATGGGAATGCGCGGAGCTATGTCAGTGTCGGCGTTCGGCAGATTACCTGCTAAAAGCGGATTTCCCGGAGGACAGTTTGGGATATTTGCATCGGCCCTTGCTGGCCCCACGGCGCGCTCCGTTAATAAATATTCTTTTGCGACTGATGTAGTATCGGCAGGAACTCAATTGACCACGCAAGTTACTTCCTCTAGTAGGACAGGTGCGGGCATAATAACCAAAGCTGTAATCTGCGTTGGGGGTACTACCGCTAGTACAGAATTCAAGACCGACGTCTACAACTATGCCATTGATGCTACCTCAAATGGCGGTGCGCTATCAGCCACAATCACGGCAGGTGCGGCTGCGTGCAACGCCACTAGCATGCTTATATCCGTAGGTAGTAATCTAAAAACCCTGATGATTTATGATTTTCCCTCAGACACAGCAGTAGTCACCACAAGTTTGGTAACAAACGCAACGTCTGTGGGTATGGCGGGTAACTCCTCATTTGTTATAGCAGCTACAGGAGGCCCTAGTCCAGGGGTCAAGACAACCAATAAATTCTCCTGGGTAGACGGGTCAACGGGACTAGCCACTGCGCTGGCGAGTAACTATGGTGTAGGAACTGCAATATCGAATAGTAGTTATGGTTTGTTCTTTGGCTCGACCACGACCACTCAAAAATATATTTGGAGTGGCGAAACAACCGTAAACAGTACCACTTCTCCTATATCTTTTACAGGTGGTGGGGCAGCTATAGGAAACGACACGAATGCTGTTTACATAAACGGCTTAAGTAATACCCAGACTTACAAATATCAGTATGCAGACGATTCTATAGTCGGCGGAGGACTACTAACACAAGGCGTCAATGGAGGCGCCGCCGCTTCTCAAGGTATCACTGGCGTAAGTATTTAAACTTCTCAACTAACCAAAATCATAGGTGATGCCATCAACTCCAAACCACACCGCCAGAACTCTGGCTTCCAACTTCGTTACTTCTTGGCCGGCGACTGCAAGACGGCAGACGGGGCCTATGTTCTTATGTACGGGCAACTTATCGACATACAGGGTAAGCTACGGCATGCCGAATCGCAGCTATTGCGCCGTGAGGCTAAGATTGCTGAGGCCGAAGAAATTCTTGCGCAGGACGATATTCCAAAGTCAGTTCGACTAGGAGCCTTGGCTGATAAAATCGAACAAGAAGCCGATATTCCAACCTGGGATATGAATCTGAAGGGCGCCCAACAAGAATTGGCCGATATCAAGGCCATTATGGCCGAGTTAAAACCGCAGTGCAAGTTCGCTGACCTAGATATTCTTCGGCAGTCGGAGGCAATTCAACAAGAAGAATGGCTGCTTGAGCTGCAAGGTCGAGCAGAGAATTTTATGTTGTCAAGCGGATCGATACCGGCCGACCACTTGCAGACAATGCGGTGCCATCCTGAATTCAAAGAAAGGCTGGTGCCATTCATCACAAACATGGCAACACAAATAAGCATCGCCAGTGAAAAAGGCCCCCAAGAAATGTGCGCTTTACTTGGCGAAGTCAGTAATGTACCACTGTTGAAATAACCTAACCACGGGAATATAAAATGACTACTCCATCCGCATTCTACTATCCGGTCACAATGCACCGGGACGCCGCATCGAGCCAAGTTTTGGCTCCAGTGGTAAGCACGCTTCCCTTGGTTCAAAGCGTAGAAGACCTCGTCGTCATCCTGCTTCACGACGTCGGTGCGCAACCCCAAGGTCTGTACGTGTTCGATGGCGTCCAGTGGCGTTTTGCAATGCCAATGCCAGCCATTTCGGCATCGATCATCTTCGCCAATTCGCTAGACGTATACCTAAATGAAACTCTCGATGTGACGTTGCCGTCGACGGTTATGGTATACAAAAACGGACAACTGCAACCTGGCGACGAAATCGTCCCTGGTTCCGCTGTTTACGCTGTGCGTACACCTCCTACTGGTGGAAGTGCAGGCGCAGTTACTTCGGTTAACGGTCAAACGGGTGCCGTAACGGTCAACGCAAGCAATCTGCCAGGCTTGTCGGTTGTTGGCAGAACGGGTAATTATACGGACCTGATCGGTGCACCAGGCCCATACACGCTGCCTTCGGCCACCACGTCTGTCTTGGGTGGCGTCATCATAAGTTCGTCGAACTTGATGGTCGATAGTTCGGGCAACCTCGACATTTCGGCCACGCTGTCGGCAACGATCAATGGCAAACTCGGTAACGCTTCTTCGGTAGGGGGAGGCGTCAGCCTGATCAATGCTATAACCGCTGGGACCTTGAATCTGCGCAGCTTGCAGGCAGGTACCAACGTAACGTTGAACAACAACGCAGGCGTTATAACTATCGCAGTTGCTAACTTGACGCCAGCTACTTCGACTGCCCTGGGTGGTGTCATAGTTCCAGTGTCGTCCAATCTGACCGTTGATGGCGCTGGTAACATTGACGTATCTGCTGCATTGCTGGCCACTATTGGTGGCAAGCTGTCGAGTGTTGTAAGTTCCGGCACGGGTACGTCGCTTATTAACTCGCTGACGGCTGGCGTGGCGACCTTGAAGTCATTGACGGCGGGTACCAACGTCACCATCATCGACGACGGTAACGGCAATTTGACATTCAGTGCTGCCGGTGGCGTTGGTTCGGTTACGTTGACCGGAGACGTAACCGGTAGCGGTTCTGGTTCCATCGCTACTACTTTAGCCAATAGCGGCGTTACCGCAGGGACCTACACCAAGGTTACTGTAAATGCTAAAGGTCTGATTACGGCGAGCGGTACGCTTGCTTTGTCGGACATCACCACTGCATTGGGCTTCACGCCATACAATGCCACAAACCCATCCGGGTATATTTCGGCTAACCAAGCCATTACCGTTAGCGGTGACGCTACTGGTAGTGGTTCGACTGCTATCACGCTGACGCTGGCAAACAGCGGTGTAGTAGCTGGTACCTATGCCAAAGTTACAGTCAATGCAAAAGGCTTGGTGACAGGTTCTGCTGCACTCGCTTCGGCTGATGTGACGACGGCTCTGGGCTATACGCCTTACAACGGTACGACTAATCCATCAGGTTTTCTTACCACTAACCAAACCATCACTGCTTCTGGTGATGTGAGTGGTAGTGGCACTACCACTCTGGCCCTCACTTTGGCTACTTCAGGAGTCACGGCGGGAACCTACACCAAGGTGACAGTCGATGCCAAAGGCCGCGTTACTGTGGGTGCTGCGCTCGGCTCTACGGACGTAACAACCGCTTTGGGTTTTACGCCATACAATGGTGGTACCAACCCGAACGGTTTCCTTACAGGCAACCAAGCTATTACCATTTCCGGGGATGCTACTGGTACAGGCACTACGACAGTCGCCTTGACCTTGGCCGCTTCGGGTGTTGCAGTCGGCACATACAAGTCAGTGACTGTTGACGCCAAAGGCCGCGTTACCGCAGGCTCAAATCCCACCACGTTGGCAGGCTTCGGTATTACCGATGCCCTGAATGCGACGAGTGGTGGAACAGTCGGCGGTACGATTACGCTGACCAGTGGCGCGACCTTGACCGGCTTGCCTGCACCAGTAGCCAACGGGGACGCTACCAATAAAATCTACGTAGACAACGCAATCGCAAGCGTGACCGTAGGTACGACGTGGAAGGCCAACGCGCAAGTTACCACCACTGGTACCAACATCACCTTGAGTGGCTTACAGACGTTGGACGGATACACCACACTGGCAGGTGACCGCGTGTTGGTTAAAGACCAGACTGACCAAACTACCAACGGTGTATACGTAGCCGCAGCTGGCGTTTGGTCCCGGGCGGTTGACGTAAGTACCGGCGCAGAAGTCGAAGGTATGGCAATCCTGGTAATTAACGGTACTGCCAATTCGCTGACGCAATGGGTGAACACCAACTCGACACCTGTCACTATCGGCACTACCAACATTACATACACGAAGCTACAAGGCAATGGTGTAGTATATTCGGCTGGCACGGGTCTGACCTTGACTGGTCAAGTATTCTCCATCACGAACACTGGTGTAACTGCTGGTACCTACCCCAAAGTCACGGTCAACGCTCAGGGCCAAGTAACTTCGGGTGCAGCTTTGGCTTCGACCGATGTTACAACCGCCTTAGGATTTACGCCTTACAGCGCGTCGAACCCGAACGGCTATATCTCGTCCAACCAGGCTATCACTCTGAGTGGTGATGCGACGGGTACGGGTACAAGCGCGATCACTGTAACCCTTGCAGCATCCGGTGTTGCGGCCTCGACGTACAACAACGTTACGGTAAACGCAAAAGGTATCGTGACGGCTGGTTCCAACGTCGCGTATCTGACGGCCAATCAGACGATTACCGCTTCTGGTGATGTGACTGGTAGCGGTACTACTACGTTGGCACTGACTTTGGCTAACAGTGGTGTGACTGCCGGCACCTACACGAAAGTTACGGTCGACGCTAAGGGTCGAGTCACCACTGGTGCCTCATTGGCTGCGGCTGACGTCAATACCGCATTGGGCTACACTGCTTATAACGGCACGACCAACCCTTCGGGATTCTTGACTGCTAACCAAACCATCACTGCTTCCGGCGATGTTACTGGTAGCGGTTCGACCTCGCTGCCGCTGACCCTAGCCGCCTCCGGTGTAACAGCTGGTACGTACAAGTCGGTGACCGTAGATGCTAAGGGTCGCGTAACGGCGGGTTCAAACCCAACGACGCTGGCAGGTTTCGGTATCACGGATGCGCTTG